CCGTGCGCAGCTACATGGACTTGAAGGGCGTGACCGAGGCCATGGCCACGTCCATGCACCGCACGCTGATGGACGGGCTGATCCAGGGCAGGGGACCGAGGGACGTGGCCCGAGAATTGAACAGGAGCGTGGACGGCATAGGCAAGGTACGCGCCCGAACCATCGCCCGAACCGAGACCATACGAGCCCATGCCGAGGGGCAGCTGGATGCGTTGAAGAACCTGGGTGTGGAGGAGGTGGGGGTGATGGTCGAGTGGAGCACGGCCGGGGACGACCGGGTGTGTCCGCTGTGTGCGGACATGGAGGCTGTGGTGCTCAAGATCGACGAGGCTCGGATGCTCATTCCCCGCCATCCCAACTGTCGATGTGCCTGGATCCCGGCCAACGTGGGCGAGCCTACTAAGGGGCAGGTGAGGGGTAAGAGCAGGATCGACAGTGCCGTCGATCGGTCCGTCAGGAGCGAGAAGCCAAGGGCGGACTCGGCCGCACAGGCCCGCAGGCTGTCCACATGGGCAGGAGCCGACACGCGAGTGCGCAAGCGTCGGCCGCGTTCGAAGGTCCCACCCCAGAAAGGGAGATGATATGACCATGGACCACAACGGATTCAGCCCGACGCAGCGCCGCATGCTGGAGGTTCTGTCGGACGGCCAGCCCCATGCCAAGTCGGAGCTGCACAAGGCCTGCGGTCCCTGCAGCGAGAAGACGGTGGTGGTGCACATCTTCAATCTGCGCAAGAAGCTGCAGAGGCACGGCCACGACGTGGCCTGTCGCAGGGTCAGGAGCCGTTGGTGCTATCAGCACGTTAGGCTGCTCGCACCGTCGGATGAGTAATACCATTGATTTATAAACCGATAGATTAAACTCTCGTCGAAAATCACCACTTTCAGTTTACTAATCATCGTTTCATAGGGTAAAGTTCCCGTAAAGGGGAACCCGCTCTATGGAACAGATTACGGCCAACATCTCCGGCTCCGTGCGGCGTGAGAAGCTGCACGGCCGCGAGTATCTGGTGGCTCCTCTGAGCCTGATCGTGCCCGGCATTCTCAACGGCTCCAACGGTCCGCTGCTCTACAGCGAGGCCGAGCTGCAGAACGACCCGTCGCGCTGGAACAGCGTGCCCATCGTGCTGGGCCATCCCACCGAACAAGGCCGCCCCCTCTCGGCCCGCAGCCCCAACGTCCTGGAAAAGTATCAACTGGGCTATGTCTTCAACGCCTTGTACGACGGGAAGCTGCGGGCCGAGGGATGGTTCGACGTGCAGTTGGTCAACAGCGTGGCGCCTGAAATCTACGGTGCGCTGACCACCAGCAAGCCGCTGGAGCTCAGCACCGGATTGTCCGGTGACTACGACTGGACGGCCGGCACTCGAAACGGGAACAGCTACAAGGGGATGCTGAAGAACTTCAGGCCGGATCATCTGGCCATCCTGCTGCACGATCGGGGTGCCTGCTCGTTGCAGGACGGGTGCGGCGTGAACGTAAACGCTGAATCCAGCGTTGATGCCGATAATGAACCGAGTGATAAGGAGAACAACATGTCCAAAGAGACAGATCCGAAGGTGAAGAAGCTGGTGGATTCTCTGATCGCGAACTGCAACTGCTACGAGGAGGGCGATCGCGAGGTGCTGAACAGCTTCAGCGTCGAGAGGCTCGAATCCCTCAACGAGCACGTCAAGACACACAACGAGCTGGTGGCCAACAAGGCCCAGGCCGACGAGGCGATCGCCGATGCCGCGAAGGAGGGTGCCAAGGGGCTGAAGCAGTCCGAGCACGAGGAGGACCAGGTGACGACCAACAGCGGTCAGGAACCCCCGAAGCCCAAGACCACGGACGAGTGGCTGAAGGGGGCACCGGCCGAGGTGCAGAGCGTGGTGCGCAACGCCATGGCCGCCGAGAAGAAGCAGAAGGACTCGCTGATCGAGAAGATCACGGCCAACGAGCGCAACACGTTCACCGAGGATCACCTGCTGATGAAGGACGTGCAGGAGCTGGAGGCCATCGCGGCCATCGCCGAGGTGCCGCAGGCCAAGGGTCCTCCGCTGTACACCGGAGCGGTGGGCGGGGTCGCAACCACGAACAAGGACAGGCAGACTGAGGAAGAGGAGCCGCTGCCGCTTCCGACCATCAACTGGGCCGAGAAATCTGCCTAGTCGTTTTCCCATAGCTCAGCAAACTCGAATCAGGAGATAACAAATGAAGGGCAACGAAATCATCGTCAGCGCGGAACCGCAGGGAAGGTTCCTGGAGGGCATCGTGTCGGGCACTCCGTCCCCCGGCACAGTGATGCAGATCACCGCCGCCACGGAGCCGGTGAACGGCCGACACACGTGGGAGGCCTACAATCCCGGAGCGGACGGCAACCAGCGGCTGATCGCCGTGCTGCTGCCCGATGCGCTGCAGGGGAATATCTACTCCGACGCCTACACGAGCGGCGACCGCTGCTTCCTGTACTGCCCGATCGCGGGCGAGGAGCTGAACATGCTCGTGGCCGACGTGGACACGGGCACCAGCGATTCGTTCGCCATCGGCGACATCATGATCGTGGACGACGGCACCGGCAAGCTGATTGCCACGACCGGCACGCCGGAGAGCGAGCCGTTCATTATCATGGAGACCTATGCCGATCCGAGCGACACGCAGACAGACTACTGGCTGTGGTGCATGTTCACCGGCTACTAATCCCTACGACAGGCAACTTTTGGAAGGAGATACGACGCATGTTTACTGATTACGTGCTGAACGGACAGGGCCACGGCGAGGTCGGCGAACAGCTGGCCGGGTGCCGCTACGAGCCCAACCTCTACAGGCCGTTTCGCGGAAAGAACGGCAAGGATTTCGTGACGATCAACACGGGCATCGACGACGAGGGGAAGCCCGTCCACAAGTCGTTCACGGTGAACGACGCCCGCGACATGGGCATTCCGGTGCCCGTGACCAACGCTACGTCGCTCCGCAAGGACGAGTGGATCATGCTGGACACGGCGGTGATCCGAGCCGCCCGCGCCCGCCTGCGTGCCTGGTCCGATCTGGCCGCTGCAAGTTCCTTCGGCGGTTTCAACGGCATGGCGAAGATGGTCTTGGAGCACGAGACCATGAGCGATCCCGGTGAAGCGATCGTGGACATGGACGGGCTGACTCCGGGCCGCACGGACGCACCGCTCTACCAGCTCGAAGGATTGCCGCTGCCGATCACGCACAGCGACTTCTTCTTCAGCGAGCGCCGTCTGGCTGTATCCCGCAACACCGGAACGCCGCTGGACTCGACCATGGCCGAGGCTGCAGGTCGACGCGTGGCGGAGCAGATCGAGAAGACGCTGGTGGGTTCCGTGACTGGGATCACCTACGGCGACTCGACCAACTACACCGCCGCATTGGGTAGCAAGGTGTACGGCTACACCAACTACCCGAACCGCATCACCAAGACGGACGTCACCACGCCCGACGGCACCAACGGCGCAACGACGGTGGACGACGTGCTGGCGATGGTCGAGCTGGCGTCCGATAGCTACTTCTACGGACCCTTCATGCTGTACCACTCGACGGACTGGGACAAGTACATGGACGACGACTACCGGGCCAACGACAGCCGCACGCTGCGGCAGAGGCTGCGGGAGATCAGCCAGATCACGGACGTTCGCCGGCTGGACTTCCTGACCGATACGTTCACGCTGCTGCTGGTCCAGATGACGGCCGAGGTGGCACGAGCGGTGATCGGCATGGACATCACCACGGTGCAGTGGCCCACATCCGGCGGCATGCGCCAGAACTTCAAGGTGATGGGCATCATGGTGCCGCAGCTCCGGGCCGACTACAACGGCAATACGGGTATCGTGCACGGCACCACTTCCTAGTCGACTGATCTGTGAGGAGCGGAAGCATGTATCAGTTTGAATTGATCGCCGGTCGCCACGTGGACGAGAAGGGTACCAAGTACCAGCGTGGCGACCGCATCTCGAGCAACGTGGAGCTGGACAAGCGGTTCGGCTCCAACAAGTTCAGGCGCATCCAGCCGGAGCAGGGAGGCGGAACCGCGACAGTTCAGGCCGAACCGGAGCAGGACGACTGGGAGTCCGAGCTGGACTTAGAACGGATGTCGGTGCGGGAGCTGAGGGTGTTCGCCGAGCAGGAGGAGATCGACCTGGAGGGATGCACAAGGAAGGCTCAGATCGTAGAGCGCATCAGGGAGCACCTGTAGCATGGCACGCCGCACCAACGAACTGAAGGTCCAGCAGGTTCTTCTCGACCACTACGACGGCAAGTCGGACCTGGACCCGTTCATCGACACGGCCACCGCCATGACGGACTACCTGGCCGGCAAGGACTCGGACGGCGTGCTCACCAGCGCTTTGCTGGAGCGGATCGAGACGTTCCTGGCGGCACACTACTACGGGCATGCCGACCAGTTCAAGGCCAGCGAGAAGCGGGGCAAGTCCAGCGCCGTCTACCAGGGCGAGTGGGGCATGGGGCTGCGCAGCACGCAGTACGGCCAGGTCGCTGTAGATCTGGATCCGACGGGCACGCTGGCGTCGCTGGGCAAGCGCCCGCTGATGTTCAAGTGGATGGGACTGCCCCGCAGCGAGCAGACCAAGTACGAGGATCGAGACTGATGCCGTTCGGCCGCAGACCGATGAAGGCAGTCTACTGGGCGTTCAGCGGGTACGACGCCTACGGCGAGCCCACGGTGACGACGCCCGTGGAGCTGGACGTGCGGTGGGAGCAGGGGCTGGCCGAGGAGATCACCCCCAACCTGCAGCCGACGGCTGTGGACGCCACGGCGTGGGTGGACCGCGACGTAACGGTCGGCAGCATGTTCCGCATCGAGGCGCTGGTCGACACGCCCGGCACCGCCGACGAGATCCTGGAGGTCGTGGAGTTCCAGAAGATACCCGACATCAAGGGCCGGCTGTTCGAGCGAGTGGTACTGCTGCGCAAGTACAAGGATTCGCTGCCTACGGTGAGCTGATGAGAAAGTTCCGCTTAGTTTTGGCATTTATTGCAATGGCGGCGGTCGCCGTGCTCGTCGCGATGCAGGTGCGGATGCTGAACGCTCAGACCCTCGCACCCATGCTGCGCGTGCCCTGCACCGTGGTGGAGGTGGTGGACGGCGACACGGTCACAGTGGAGTTGCGGCTGCGGGCGCGGGTAAGGCTGAAGGACTGCTGGGCGCCGGAGTTGAACGAGCCTGGTGGGCAGGAGGCACGGGACGCGATGGTGCGGTTCACGCGGAACAAGGATGCCGTGCTGGAGGTTCCGTTCGATCGCATGAATCGATTGGACGATGTGCTGTCGTTCGGCCGCATCGTGGGACGTGTATACGCGGACGGCAGGGACGTCGGCAACAGGTTGATCGAGGGCGGTTTGGCTACATCAACTAGGAGCGAGTGACATGAAACCCAGATGGTGGTGGCTGTTGCTGATCGCGGTTCTCTGGGGCAACGCCTTGGCGGGCGAGCGGATCGTGGACAACGTGGTGCGGGTGCATCTGGCCCAGACAGATGGACGGATGACCGAGAACACTTACGGCAGCGGGGCGTACATGGGCAACCGTGTGGTGCTCAGCTGTGCCCATTTGTTCGACGACGGGCCGTCTTTGGTGGGCCGTGTGTACTTCCGGGATGGTGAGCAGCACGAGTTTGTGTGCCGCAGCTTGGACCGTCAGTGGGACCAGTCGGTGCTGCATCTTAAATCACAGCCGACTCGTCAGGGCCTGAAGCTGGCCCAGGCGGTGCCACAGATCGGCGATCCGGTGTTTGCCTACGGCTACGGTCGGGGAAATCGGGTGATGGTCACCAGCGGCCGGGTGCACGGCTACAGATCGTATAGTGCCAGCGTACCGAACAAAGACTGGATCGTGATGACCGGGCGCGTAGACAAGGGTTCCAGCGGCGGGCCGATCCTGAACGAGCAGGGCTACGTGGTCGGCAACTTGTGGGGCACCAAGCCGGTTGATTCTGGCACCTGGCACACCGTAGGGATCATGACGGGACGCACTCGCAGGTTCCTGCTGCCCTGGAACGCCAAGCTGCAGGCCGTGGGCATCCGCAACGGACTGTACCCGCCGAGGTCCAGGGTCGCGTGTCCTCCGGGCGGGTCGTGAGTTACTGCTCCCAGGGTGCGGACTGCACCCCAGCCGATACTTGTTGAACCGTCCAATCCGATCCCTGCTACTCAGTTTCCGCAGTCGGCTCCCGCGCCTGCTCCTTCTACAACGGCACCTCCTACGACGAGTGCTCCGCCGACAAACAACGGCAATCAGAACTCGGTCAACGTGAACGTGAGCTACAGCAAGCTGCTCGAACACCTGAAGAACGATCCGGAGTTCATGGCGTCCGCCAAGGGCGACGAGGGTCCTCAAGGGCCGGAAGGGCCGGAAGGTCCGGAGGGACCGGCAGGCAGCGACGGGCAGGACGGGCAGGATGCACAGCTGACGCCGGAGCACTTGGCAACGATGACCGCCGCGATCATACAGACGCTCAAGGGCGACGAGGAGTTCCTGGCGTCGGTTACTGGACCTCCTGGCGATGTGACGACCGTGGACTTGTCGCCGTTGATCGCACGCATCGAGGCGTTGGAGCAGTCCACGGCCACGGTGCCCGTGGGCGGCGAGGCGCAGGCGGAGTGGAGCCATCTGGTGCTGCTCGCCTCGCAGAACGCCGACTACTGGAGCAGGCTGTCGGGCGAGTACGAGCGGGCATTGGGGTACTACCACCAGCTGAAGCACTTGGAACCACCCACTGACAGTGACGTGGGTCCGCTGCCGTTGCTGGTGGCCTACAGCGGCGGTAAGGCCGTAAAGAGTTGGGTTGGCCTGCGGAACGTTTCGCAGGCGTTTTCGAGTCTCTCCCGCGGCGACTACGACGAGTTTCTGTACGCCGACGGGGGCAACCAATAGGAGCGACAATCATGCCGCTTGATCCAGAAGTGTCCGATCTGTTGAAAGGCGAGATGGTCAGTGGTGCTCGCGAGAGCGCCCGGCTGTCGGGTGCGGTGGACCGCAACCTGGTCCAGGGCCTGGGCGTGATCAACTCCACGTTGATCCAGCAGCACGGCGGTACGGCCGACGATGCAGCCCAGATGGCCGCGTTGCGCACGAGCATCTATGTGCCCCAGAAGAACGCGTAGTTTGGCTGCGAGGGTGGATGGGGGAACGCCAGCCCCCGGTATCTATGACCCGCTTCGGGGGCTGGCTTCTCCATGACAAGGGAGCGGAACCATGAGCGATGACTTGGATGCCTGGGCCGAGTTCTTGAAGGAGACGGACGCCAATCATCACATGGCCCAGAACCATCAGATGATGTACGAGCAGACGATAGGAAACATCGCGGCATTGAAGGCCATCAACGACAGCGACATCGAGGAGGCGGTAAAAAACTCATGAACGCTCCAGACGTGTCGCCTGTGATAAAGGCCGAGGCCGCCCGCGGTCTGCTGGAGCGGCTGTGGGAGAAGACGGCGTTGGTGAGGCTGTTCAGGTACAACGCCTCGATGAAGCACGGCGTACCGATCAAGGACCGCGAGTTCGAGTTCAAGGTGCCGGAGCCGCCCAAGGAGGTGGTCAAGGAGGTACCGGTCGAGAAGGAAGTCATCAAGGAGGTGCCGATCGAGAAGGTCGTGGAGAAGGAAGTGCCCGCTCCGCAGGAGCCGGTGCAGGACGACCCGTGGCGGTGGACGAAGAACGCACTGGGAGCGTTGGCGGTGGCGGGGGCCACGGCGGCAGGCACGGCGGGCCTGATGAGCCTGGCTGGAGGCGGAAGAAACGAGGCGGCAGAGTCCGGGAGCGTGACGAAGTACAAGCAGAGTCCTCTGCAGTTCATAGAGGACCGGGGAGCACACTTGCCATGAGCGCGGCGATGGAAGATTTGTTGCGTGGACACCTGCAGCGGCAGAGGCAGATCCACCAGCGGAGCCTGAAGGCGGTGGCCGACATGGCGTCGGCGAACAGTGAGATGATCCTGATGAACGGTTTGGATGCGGTCATGTCCAGGAAGGAAGCACGGGCCGTGCTGAGCGGAGGACAAGACGATGGGCAGGGTGACGGAGTGGATGGAGAAGTTGTCGGCTGACGTGGACGAGCAGGAGCTGGACCTGTGGGGTACGCCCACGCAGGGCCCGGTGGACCTCAGGACCAGCCCGAAGTTTCAGGAGATCGTCAGCATGCTGCACGAGCAGCCGCTGCTGGTGTCGCCCGTGCACGAGTGGCTGAAGGTCAAGCAGTCGCAGATGGCACAGGCTCAACTGGTCGTGCTGTACGGCCAAGAGCGAACCGAGCAGATGATGGAAGAGGCCAGACAAAGGGAGCGATAACAATGGCGGAAAAGATATACCAGTTCCGAATCACGGCGGAGGTCGTGGACCAGAATGGTGACAGGATGTTCGATGCCCATGTCACCTACGAGAACATGGACTACGGCAACGTGGTGGTCGTGGAGAAGGCCATCGTGGGCATGCTGGAACACCTCAGCCAGTTCGGCGAGGAGAAGGCCAAGACCAAGGGAAAAAACTGACCGGTGCCGAGGGACAGCCTCGGCAGTACCGACACGTGATGACGTGGCTTCGATAACAACGGGAGCGTTTCTGGAAGTGATGTATGGATCCTGCGGAATGGCATGGATACGTGAACGACGGGGCGCTCGCGGCATTCGCCGTGTTCATCGTGTGGGCGCTCTGGCGAGCTGCGAATTCGGTGAGCAACAAAGTGTGGCCGCTGGTGAACCGCTACGTCGGCAGCACCGAGGAACTGCACAATGCTCTGAAGGAGAACCAGGACAAGCAGCACGAGCTATGTATGGGGCACCAGCGGACGATCAACGGGCTGTCCGAGAGCGTCTCCGTCAACACGGGGATACAGCAGGAGCAGTGCCAGCACCTGCGGCGGCTGGTGGACATCCACGAGAAACCCGGCGAAGTGGTCAGCCAGTCCATAGCGCAGACCGAGGAGATGCACCGACACATGCAGAAGGAGAAGCGGGTTGTACTGCACATGTGCGAGATATGCCGCAGGGTGGTGCACGAGAACTTCGAGGACACGGCGGAGTCGGTGGATCCTCTGCTGCGAGAGGTGGAGAGGTTGATCCAGGATTCGGGTGAAGTGGAGTGAGAACTGTACTTTGGCACTGCAGCGCCAAGCCGGGGCTGCATGAGCAGGAGTGAACAGTGAAGAAAACATACGTGGTGCGTGTGGTACTTCAAGGGACCGTCGAGCTGGCCGACCATGGCTACACGTTCGGGCCGTTCGACGACTATCGTGCCGCCGAGGAGTGCGTGATTGCACTGGCCGGGCGGGACAACGTGCGTGGGGCAATGATCGAGGAAGCAGAATAGGGGAATAGGCTATGGCAACGTATATCGAACTGCGGGGGCTGTACGGTAACGGCGACCTGGAAAACAAGGTCGAAGTCGCGTGTATCGTGGCAGCAGAATCCATTCGCAACGAGGACGCGGGAACCACGAACCATGCCAACCGATTGGTGTGGGCCAAGAGCGCGTTCTCCAACCCGAACACCGTGGCTGTGCAGATGTTGATGGCACTGCTGGCGGCCAACAAGGATTTGACGGTGGCCCAGATCGAAGGGGCCAGCGATGCGGCCATTCAAACTGCAGTTGATAATGCCGTGGACATCTTCGCTGACGGGAGCTAGTTAGATGGCCAATAAGATATTGTGGGCCACGGAGACAGCCGCCACGCTGTTGAGCACTGAACTCAATAACGTGGCAGACGATGCTGTGGCAGTGGACGGGGCAGACTACGATAACGCCACCAACAAGTACCAGTTTGCGGATTTCCTGTTCTACGGGACGTTTGATGCAGCCTGCGACTCCGGTGCGTACGTCGAGCTGCACATCTTCTACAAACTCGACGGGACCAACTACGGCGATGGCGAAGACGGGGACGTTGCTGCGCCTGTAGCCAGCGGCAATTCTTTGGTAGGTGTGTTCAGCATCGGTGCCGACGCTGGGCCGATCTATCAGCAGGTGACCGGCGTTCAGTTGTCGCCGTTCGCGTTTAGAGCAGCAGTGAAGCTGGTCACTGGCCAGGATCTGACGGCAGTCGATACCCATTTCCTGAAGATGTATCCCTACAACCACGAAGTGCAATAGCGTGCGACAGCGACCGCCGACATTTCGGGTAAACCAACGCAGCTCGCTGGCCAGCAATTTGGTTTTCGCGGGTCTAGGTGGCGGTGCGTCAACGCTAAAGTACGCGGACGCGAGCGGCCACGACAACCACGGCACGCTGACCAACATGGCACCGGCGACGGATTGGGTGTGGGTGCCGGAGCTGGGGCGGTTCGGAAGTGCTCTCAATGGGTCGAACCAATACATTATTCTTCCGCAGATATACAGCGGAACAACAGTCGGAACAATATGCGCATGGGCGAAAAAAAATAACACGACCGGAGACACGCGACTTGTAAATGCTGGATCTTATCTTTCACGGCTATATTTGTACGTCAATGGCGCTACACTAACAGCACGATTTGGTGGGCAATCAGCATTTACGGGAGGCACAATCACAGCATCACAATGGCATCACCTGGCAGTAACATGGTCTGGGGCTTCAGCTACTTTGTACCTGGATGGTGTCGCGTCTGGCACTGGAACAGGTGCCGCTGGTGGCGATCAATATTGTCAGATCGGATGCTATGACGATCCTGGCGCGCCGACCGCATTCTGGCCTGGTGGCGCATCAGATGTGCTGATGTATTCTGGTCACGTCCTCTCCCTCTCCGAGATCCAGCAGCTCGCCGACCCGTCGAACGTAATGCTTAGCGGGCTGATCCTGCCGCCACGACGGCGGGTGTGGGCGGTGCCTGCGGCGGCGGGTGGCGATATAACAGGCTCGGCTTCCGTGAGTCTCACGGCGTCCGGCACGCTGTCCGCAAGCGGAGACCTGTCGGGCTCTTCCAGCCTGTCGATCACGTCGTCTGGCAGTCTGGCCGGTGGAGGGGCCGTGAACGGCTCCGGTGCATTATCGTTCTCGGCGTCAGGATCGTTGCAAAGTCGTGGAGACCTGTCTGGCACCTCCAGCCTGTCGCTCGCGGCATCCGGTTCGTTGTCGGCCGCTGGATCGTTGGCCGGCAGTGGCAGCATTGATTTGTCGGCAGCGGGATTCCTGACGGCGTCCGGTGCGTTGTCAGCCTCTGGTGCCATGTCCCTGACAGGGGATGGCTCCATGCAGGCTGGTGGTGCTCTGTCCGGCACGTCGTCTCTGTCGCTGACTGCCAGCGGAGCCATGTACCCGCCCGGCGCACTGGTGTCCGAGGCAACCATCAGTCTGGCTGCTTCTGGTGCGTTGACGGGCAAGGGCTCGCTGACGGTCGAAGCGACTATAGGCTTGGAAGCATCCGGCGTTCTGACCGGCAAGGGCTCGCTGTCTGCGACGGGGTCGCTCGTCGTAGGGGCCGAAGGCGATCTGCAGAACGGCACACCTGGTGCGGTGTCGGGCACGTCCGGCATCGCAATCGGCATGACAGGGGCTCTGACCGGCAGAGGTCTGCTGTCGGGGACCGTTGACATGGCATTGTCGGCGGCAGCTGCCGCGATCGATGCTGCTGCTGAAGAGACAGCTCGCAGATACGTGCTCAGCTACACAAACACCCGCCTGGTCATAACGGGCGACGGTGATCGAACTACTCTGGTCATATAGGAGAATTGCGCATGTCGGCGTCGAACTATCTGGAAAATGCACTGCTAGACCACTTGTTCGGAAAGTCTACGTATGCGTCGCCCACGACGATCTACGTAGCGCTGCTGACCGATGCCCCGGACGAGACGGGCACGGCTGGCAGCGACTTCACGGAGGCGGATTACACGAGCTACGCCCGAGTCAGCACCACCGACTCCGACTGGAACAGCGCCAGCGGCGGGTCGCTGACCAACGGCAACGCCATCACGTTCCCGGCCTGCACGGGCGGCAGCAGCACGGTGACTCACTTCGCCTTGCTGGATCAGGCGCAGAACTTGCTGGTGACCGGTGCATTGGACAGCTCCCTGGCCGTGTCGAATGGCATCACTCCTGAGTTTGCGGCCTCGGCACTTACTTGCACGCTGGACTAACACCATGGCAGCTCAAACGCACAGAGTGCGAGTTGGCGACACGCTCACGCCGTTCAAGTTCCAGCTGAAGTATCTGGACGAGGACACGGGCACCTACCTGGCCTACGACCTGACGAGCAAGAGCGCCTATCTCGTGATCGAAGACGAAGCCGGGAATGACGTTGTGGCTGGCACAGCGGCGGCCAATGAGTGCACGGTCACCGACGCATCGAACGGCAAGGGGGAGTACGACTTCAAGTCTACCGAGGTGGATGACTCGGGCCTGTTCTACATGTACGTTCAGGTATACTCGGGGGACGAGCGAGTCAGCTTCCCCGACAAGGACAAGCAACTCAGGCTGTTGGTTCAATAACAGGAGATCAAACAATGGCGTCCAAGGTATTCATCACAGCGATCAACGAGATCATGACGGCGTACTTCGTCACGCCCGGCAACGACATCAAGTGCAAGCTTTGCATGTCCAACAACACGTGCGCCACGGACGCGTTGGACGGCAGCGTGCAGTACCTGACCGACGTGTCGGACCTGGACGAGTGCGACGCCACGGGCTACGCGGACACTACGCTCACCACGCCGAGCAACGCCGTGGACGACGCCAACGACCGGGCGGAGTTCGACGACAGCGGTGCGGCATCGGTGGTGTTCAGCGGACTGGGCGGCGACGGCACGCGGGACTACAGCGGCGTGCTGCTGTACCGCGAGGGCGGCGACACGGGGACCGCCACGGACGACGAGTGCATCGCCTGGCTGGAGTTCGGATCGGCCGTGTCGAAGGAAAGCACCTCAGTGACAGTCACTTGGAATGCCGAGGGCATCATCCAGGGCGCCAACGCGTAACACATGATCATTGGCGAGACTGCTGCAAAGATAACTAGATCGGAGAGGACATGAAATGGGCATCCTCCACATGAACACGGCCGACGTGGGCGACGACAGCCTCTGGCAGTCGAGCACTCTCACGGTCAGTTCTACGCAAGCCAGGACTGGAACCTACTCCTTTGCACAGGGCGCTGCTGGGCGGGGCGTAGCTTCTTTTCAGAGCACGGATGAGGGATACATGCGATCCGCATATTTCGTGACTGATGGCGCAACGCATTCCTTGCAAGGCCACTTCGGGATTGCGCTGAAAGAGGGTTCCAGGTATCACCTGATACTGTTCGTCGATGCCACGAATGGCGCGCTGGAGCTGTATCGCCAATCTAGTTCGAATTTGCTGGCCTCTGAGTCTGGCGGTGCTGCGAAGGCGACGTGGGGGGCGATCGAGATATATTGGTTGATCGCCAACGCGGGCGGCCGATGCACCGTCAAGGTGAACGGTACCACTCTGATTGATTTCACGGGGGACACCCAAAATGCCGGCGTTGGGGTTGTCAATGCCATCGAAATCGGCGCGATTGATGGAGGTGGATGGGGCTCTGCAAGCACTCTGCCCGTGTACCACGACGACATCATGGTGCGAGACGATCAGTGGCCGTATCGTGGTGGCATTCATGTACTGGTGCCCGATGCCGCTGGTGATTACGAGCATTGGAGCACCGCAGGACCTCCAGGAACTGCCACGTCTACCGGCACCGGCTACGGTTACGTGGACGAACTGCCCACCAGCTACGAAGACTACCTTTGGACTGACGGCACTGTGGGAGGCACTGAGCATCTGTGCCACATAACCACGTTGGAAGACAACGTGTGGAACATTCGCGGAGTTGGTGTGCACGTGAACAATCGTTCCGACGAGTCGAGCGATGCGTTCGTGCGTACCCTGCTGCTGCCAGCCGACGGGGGCGCCTCTGTCGAGGTTGGCAGCGACTGGGGTGTTGAAACCTATCAGTCCTGGGCTCGCACGTTCTATGCGGTGAACCCGCACGACGCGGCAGTGTGGGAGAAGGCCGACATAGACGACGTGCAGATCGGAGTGGAGTCTCGTGTTCCTGCATAGGGGTGAATCATGGGCATCATAGCGGCGCTGACCGCCGATCTACAAGACATCAACGTCTTCGATACGGTTGCAGGAACTACCACTCCATCCGTGTCTAGTTCGCAGGCACGCACGGGAAGTTACAGCTATTCCCTGACCGGCGGAAGCCCTACGGAACCTTACGTCAGGAAATCGGTCCCGATCCGTGCTGACTATTATGTTGGATTCGCGGCACGTACCACCGATAATACATCTAATATCATCCAGCTTAGATTCATGGAGGATTCGACTACCCACATCACGGTTTCTCTTGCTATCGATGATCTGGAAGTCTCGTGTATGAATGGTACGTGGCAAGTTATTACGAGTGCTCTGATTTCGGAATCGTTGTCTCCAAAGAACAAGTGGCAGTACTTCGAGGTCTATGCCAAGGTCGATGACACTGTGGGGCAGGTGATCGTCAAGATAGGTGGCAGGACGGTGATGACGGCCACTGGCGTCGATACGAGATATAGCGTGGGTGGTGTGGGGCAAATCAACACAATTCAGTTTCGGAATCCGTTCATTTTGAATTCACGAATTCACTACATCGACGACGTAGTTATTCGTGATGATGATTGGCCAGGGCGGGCATCATTGCGTGTGCTTGCCCCGACGGCGGATGGTACGGACGACAGTTGGTCGGCGTCGACGGGCAGCGACAAGTATGCCGTGTGCGACGACAATCCGCCAAACGATTACTCGGACTACATCTCTACAGATGCCACAGTGGCGAACACCAAGCAACTGTTTGACCCTGATACGCTTTCTGCGGGATGGCTCACGGCCAAATCGTTCGTAGCTGTCTACAATAGGGCCACCATGGATGACATAGCTACCGAGAACATCCGTGGCATTATCTACAACGGCTCGACCTACACGAATGGCGAGTCGACCGAGGTCGATGAGATGGGGTCGTCATATGCTTCTGCTTTCAAGGAAGTCACCAGCATGACCAGCATTGAGACTGGAGTGGAGACTTTGTAATGGCCAACGTGCGAGTCGACACGTCGCAGACGATCGTCAATGCCCCAACCGAGGCTACGTTGCAGGTCGGCAGCATGCACTCTGTGGTTGATCATGCCTTGGAGGTGACAGCACAGGTCGGCGGCATGCACGCACAGGTGGATTATGCCACGGAAGTGACGACGCAAATCGGCAACATGATGTTGCTGGTCGATGCTCAGATCAGCGGCGGTCAACCCGATCCTGTGGTGATTGAGTTCACGGTGCCTGCCGAGGCTTCCGCTGTGGGCGAGGTCAACAGCAGCACGGAACTGTCGCCCGTGGTGGTAGAGTTTTCCGTGGGTGCCGTGGGCGAGGTGATGACGGCGGCGGTCATCGAGTTTGCGGTGGCAGTGGCGAACGTTTCTGGCGACAACAACGCCCACGTGATATTGCCCCCGACGGATCTCGTAATAGAGTTCCAGGGCGTGACGGTAGCCACCGGACAGGGGACCACGATAACCCCGCCCGTCATCGAATTCACGGCACCGGTCACGGCGGAGACGTGGGGATTGCGGACGGACGTGGACGACGTGCCGGTGATCGAATTCACGACCGCCAACAGGTCGTTCCAGATAGGGATCATAACGGACCCGGTGGACGGGGGCGGCGGGTATCCCGCAGAGACCGGGCCTCCGCTGCTGCTGCCCAACGCGTGGAAATGTACTTGAGAGAGGATAGACGATGGCCAGAACCGAAGTGGACCTGACGGGCTGGGATGCCGGCGACACGACTCCCGGGCTGCTGCATCGAGGTGTGTTGTCGCTGACGGACGATGAGTCGACGACCGGCGTGGCCGACGTGCGGGGCATGCCCATCGGTCGCATCCGCAACGAAAGCGGATCGCAGATCGTAGTCACGCTGTACGAGGCCGGCTCGGCCGACGGGACGGCGATCAGCCTGTACGACCAGAACGGCGATGCCATACCCGCGCTGACCATTCCCGACGACTCGTCGCACGCGATACCGACGGATGCGCTGCTGTGCATCGAGTACTTGATTCTGAAACTGGCCAGCGGGACGGCGGAAGTGACGCTGCTGATGATGCGATGATAACGGCCGAGATCAAAGGACTGGACAAGCTGCAGAAGGAGCTGAGGGCGTTGTCTCGCAAGGCGAAGGCAGGGGCGCGGGAGGACGTGATCGTGGGGTTCACGCAGTCGTACGCCATTTGGGTGCACGAGATACAGGCCCGGCACAAGCCCGGCAAGCAATGGAAGTACCTGGAGTCGCCCGCCCGCAGGCTGGCTACGACCGGCGAGCTGATACGACTGATCAAGACGGTGTACGAGAAAACCAACAGCCTAACGTCGGGAATGACGCTAGCCGGATTGAGAATACAGCGCGAGGCACAGGAGATCGTGCCCATAGACACTGGTGCCCTGAGAGCAAGCGCGTTCACGGCCAAGGAATCGAACGTCGAAGCCAATGCGCGCCGGGCTTTTGCCGAGAGCGAATACAAGCGTATCGCTGGTGAATTTAAGAAGAAAAACAGAAAGTGATGAACCATAGCCCGTCGGAAGTACTGAGGCAGCTGCTCATCGATCTCGGCCTGGGAACCTCGGGCACGACGTGGACGGTGTATGTTAACACGATGCCGGAGACGCCGGACAACTGCATCTCGGTCAACGATACGGAGGCCGTGGACACGGCCCGCGCACAGGCGACCGGTGTCACCACCTCCGTGCACGGGGCCCAGATACTGGTGCGTGGCGTTACGTTCGCCACGGCCAGGGCCAAGGTGCAGGCGATACACGCGGCTCTGGACGAGTCCGTGCTGAGGACGGCGGTGACGGTCAGCACCACCAACTACGTGGTGCAGGCCGTGAGCCGCATCGGAGAGGGAATCCCGCTGGGGACGGACGGCGTCAGCAAGCGCCATCTGCACAGCATCAACGTGAGAGTGAGTCTATCTCAGAACAATTGATAGGAGGACGAAATGGTCACAGCAAGAGAGACACCTACCGGAACGATGCTGGTCGACGGCTATTCGACCAAGATTGCATTCGCAGCCGATCCCGACATCGCCCTGTGGGAGCGGACCGTCACTCCGCCGGGTATTGACGGCGGGGACGAGATCGACACGACCACGATGCACAACAGCACGTGGAGGACCATGGCCGCGAGGTCGTTGAAGACGCTGACCAACAGCACCATGACCTGCGGCTACGACCCGACGGTCTACGACCTGATCCTGGATCTGATCAACGTCGAGACCGAGGTCACGGTGCATTTTCCGGACGGCAGCACGCTGGACTTCTACGGGTTCCTGAAGAACTTCACACCCAACGAGCACAGCGAGGGTTCGCTGCCCGAGGCCACCGTGGAGATCGTGCCCACCAACCGGGTGCCCGGCACCACGACCGAGAGTGCGCCGACGTTCACCGACTGATGTTCTAGCTAGGAGCGGACAGAATGACAGAGCCCATGCGTTTCGAAACGTTCGAGCTGCACACGGAGCCGGTATACATCGGCGACACAGTGTACACGTTGAAGGAGGCGACCATCGGGGTCGCGGCCAAGTACCGCAACGCCCTGCTGGACTGCGCCACACTGGGACCCGACGGCAAGCCCAGCAAGTTCAGCGGCATGGCGGACGTGGAGCCGTTGCTCGTATCGCTGTGCCTGTTTGACGTGGACGGCAACGAGGTGCCGCTGGCCACCGTGAACCAGTGGCCCAGCCGCATCGTCAAGCAGCTGTTCAACCGCGTGAAGGAAGTCAGCGACCTGGACGAGGACGAGGAGGACTCCTCGGGAAACGAACCACGGCCGATACGCACGATGCATGGTTCCGCGTAGCGTCGCTGCTCGGGATGACGCTGGACGAGTGTCGGCAGCGCATGAGCGTTCGGGAGTTCAAGCGATGGAGCTACTGGCTGGCGAGCGAGTGGGACAGGCCGAGCCGTACGGATTACTATCTGATGCAGCTGACCATGGAGGTTCGGCTGCTCAGGTACCAGATGGCCAGCAAGACGGCCAAGTCCGTGGCGATGGCCGACATGTTGATACGGTTCGGTGATTCGCACGGCAGGCAGGAGGCCATTCCGGAGACCAAGTTGAGATGGTTTGCGAAAGTGGGGTACAAGCGTGGCAGGCACAGTTGAACTGCAGAGGCTGATGGTTCGCCTGTCCGGCGATCCCAGGAAGCTGCTCGATGCCTACGAGAAGGTGGGCAACGCATCCAAGCGAGTCGGTCGGGCGATGCGTACGTACCTCACGCTGCCGTTGCTGGGCGTTGGGGCGTTTGCGGTGCGCCAGTTCTCCAAGTTCGACCAGGCCATGACGGAATCTACGTCGATCATGAAGACGCCGGGGGACCAGATAGAACGAATGAGGAACTTGGCGCTCGAACTGTCCACCAAGGCCGTGCAGGGCCCGGAGGAACTGGCCCGTTCGTATTTCTTTCTGGCATCCGCAGGATTGGACGCGGAGAAGGCGATGGCGGCGCTGCCTGCTGTGTCGCAGTTCGCGACTGCCGGTGCGTTCGACATGGCGAGGGCCACGGACCTGCTGACCGATGCCCAGTCGGCTCTGGGTATAACGAGTAAATCAGCCATCATCAACTATCGGGAGATGGTTCGGTTGAGCGACGTGCTCGTAAAGGCCAACACCCTGGCCAACGCTTCGGTGGAGCAGTTCTCTGTGGCGCTGACGTCGAAGGCTGGAGCTGCTCTCAAGTCCGTGAACAAGGACGTGGAAGAAGGAACGGCCATTCTGGCGGCGTATGCCGACCAGGGCATCAAGGCCGAGCTGGCCGGCAACACGCTGTCCAGGTTCTTGCTGATCCTGCAGAAGGCAGCCATCAGCAATGCCGGTGCGTTCAGACGATTCGGTTTCGAGCTGTACGACGCACAAGGCAACATGAGGAACTTCGCGGACGTGGTGGACAATCTGGAGCGGATTCTGCTCCCCATGGCACCGGAGATGCGGTCCGCTACGCTGGCCGCCATGGGATTCGATGCTCGGATTCAAGCTGCCATCCTGCCGCTGCTAGGGACCAGCGATGCTATCAGGCGGTATGAGAGGGAGTTGCGGCATGCCGGCGGCACGACCGACGAGGTGGCGAACAAGCAGCTGAAGTCGTTCGGCAACCAGCTCAAGATCACGTGGAATCAGATCAAGGTGGCTGCAATCGGGATCGGCAAGGACTTGGCACCCGCCCTGTTGAGTTTGAACCGGAGTCTGCGGTCCCTCATAAGCTACTGGGAGGAGTTGAGCCCGAGCGTGCGCACGGCCGTGGTGGCGATAGCGGCATTCACCGCAGCGGCGGGTCCGGCCATGATCATGGCAGGGCACTTTGCGTTCGCTCTGAAGATGCTCGGTGGGAGTGCGCTGCTCACCGGATTGGCTCTGAAGGGTCTGGGAGTGGCTTTGGCTCTGGTCGCGGCCTACAGCATCGGCAAGTGGGTGCATAATCAGCTGCCGTGGATACAAGAGTACAACGCCGAGATAGAGTCGATGGCCGAAAGACACAAGTCGGCCATGCAGTCCATGGCAGATGCCAGTCGGGATGCGTTCGATGCAATTGCCGCTGCTGAAGGAATCGATCGGGGTGCCGCCATAGACACGGCGATAGATTCCGCGACGAGTTCGGTGCGACAGTACACACGTGAGGTGCAGGATGCCCAGCGCCAGGTGGACGAGATGAACGAGGGGTGGTGGGCGTTCGCCGAAGAAATAGAAGCCAACGAGCAGCGGCTGGAGCAAGCGCTGCAACGACAGGCGCGGGCCCGGAAGAACCTGAACGATCTGGTGGAGGAAAGGAAGAACTTCGAGCAGTCGGCAACGGTGGCAGCGGTGGAAGCCATGAACGCCGAGCAGGACGCAATCGACGAGATAAAAGAGAAGGTGGAAACGCTGACGGATAAGCTGAAGGAGTCCTACGCTACACTGGGCTGGAACGCCGACGCGACGGAGATCTGGAAACTGAAGCAGCAGGGGGCGACCGACGAGATGCTTCGAGAGGCCGTGGCCATCGAGCGAATGACGAGGGCGGCAGAGAAGCGCAGAGACATGCTGGAGAAGGGCAAGAGCGTCGTCGAGAAGTACCTGACCCCGTTCCAGAAGCTGCGCAAGGAGCATGCCGAACTGCTGCAGCTCAGGCGCATGGGGGCCATCGACCAGGGAACGTACCATCGGGGCAACATGCAGCTGATCGAGCAGTACAAGAGCGAGATGGACGCGCTGAAGAAGAAGGCCGTCATCAAGATATCGGTGGACACCAGCGCCGTGCGGGGAGGTACGGCGGAGTTTGCGAACATGCTGGCGTCCGTTCGGCCCGAGGCCCGCTTCTCGTACGAGGGGCGCAAGGACCAGAAGTCGTTCAAGCGGATGGAGACGCATCTGGAGCGGTTGGTTTCCATCGAGGAGGAGCGAATGCGCAGGGGCGCGGAAATCGGAGTGGCTGGACTATGAGCGCTACCTGGGTCGGCAGAACCAACTGGTCGGTCAACCGCGACGAGGACGGGCACCGGGAGTACACACTGGAATCCAAGGTGGTGTGCACGTCCGTGTTGGACGGGCCCGCCTCGGTGCTCACGGCCAGCGGGCTGCCTGCGGTCGGTACCTACTGGTTCTTCGGTGGAGACGTGGACGTCTGGGCCTACTGCTGGCCTACCGCATCCGCGACCCCCATGGTCAGCGACGAGCCGGGCTACTGGTGGAAGGTCACGCAGAAGTTCTCCACCAAGCCGTACAAGCGCTGCCAGAGCCAGTCGATAGAGGACCCGTTGCTGGAGCCCGCGAGGATCAGCGGCAGCTTCAACAGCTCTCCGTACACCACGCTGAAGGACCGCAACGGGGATTTGATCGAGTCGTCCAGCCACGAGTCCATCGCCGTCGAGTACGACATCTCGGACCACATCGTAGTGATCGAGATGAATGTGGCTTCGCTCGACATTGCCGAGCTGGTGGAGTACAACAACACGCTCAACGACGCGGAGCTGTGGGGCGTGGCGGCCCGCAAGATACGGCTCGTCAATCCCACGTGGACGCGCAACGTGTACGGCACCTGCAACTACTACTTCACGGTGCACTACGAGTTTGCCATCCGCGACAAGACGTGGGACGAGACCGAGATAGCCGACGCCGGCAAGCGCTGCATCAAGGGTGACTGGACCGAGGCGGATCCGCCCGTGTGGACGGACAGTGGATTGGACGGCAGTGACATCGGACACTTTCAGGTGGCCAAGGACCCGAACGGCGACATCGAAGGCAGCAAGATTCTGCTTGATGGAACCGGCAGCCGCCTCACGGATCTGGACAATCCCGTGTTTCTGGATCCCATCGAACTGTACGACGAGAAGAACTTCCTGCTGTTGGGCATCCCAACTGACCTGGAGCTTGCATAACATGGCGAACGAAGCGAACATCACGTCCGGCCTGAACATCAGCAAGAGCAACCTGCAGTACCGCTCCTATCCCACCAGCTTCAAGGCCGACGTCGCGGGCAGCAAGGGCCCGTCTCCCGGCTCCATCACGGTGGACCAGAACGGTACGGACGTGGACCTGAGCGAGATCGGCACGCCGGGGTTCTGCCGCGTCATGAACCAGGACTCGACCTACACGATCATCGTCGGGCTCTGGAATGGCTCGACGCTGTATCCGATCATCGACCTGCTGCCGGGCGAGCACTATACGGTGCGGCTGTCCGAGTGGTTCGGCGAGGAGTTCGGCACTGGCACGGGCACGGCCACCACGGGCACGGGCAACACGCTGCGGGTCAAGTCCGTGAGCGGCAACGCGGAGACGTTGGTAGAGGTGTTCGACAAATGACGCAGGTTCAGGAGCGGAACCGATTCACGTACGTCCTCAACGTGTACCACGAGCAGCACGGCGAGGAGCCGGTGGGCGACAGGCTCGCCGTGTCGTGCGATCTAGACCTCAACGCGGAGTCCTACCAGCGGCGACAGATCATAGGCGAGGATTGGTCCCCTCTCGACCTGGGCTGGATGAAGCCTGAGGACGTCGGCTACGTCCTCATCCAAAATCGGGAGGGGACTGGGTACCAGCCGGTCGTCCCCAGCGACGAAGAGCTGCTCGACGTAGGCCGCCGCATCCTCTACGTCGGTAATCCTGGCGACAGCGCAGGCTGGCTGGTGCCTCCTCGCCACTTCCTCCTGTCCATGCCGATCGATGTGTCCGTCCTGCGCATGCGCTGTACGCACGGGCGAGCCAAGGTGCGAACTGCAGTCTACCCGAGGTGACCGATGGCCAAGGCGTACGTGCTCAACGAGTCTGATCTATCGGTACTCAAGCAGATGGTAGACTGGTGGCGTCGCACCACGCGACCCTCAACGAAGACTGACAGCTCGTCTGACATACAATCGCCCGACACCTACGTCGCCCTGCTGCCCGACGGCGGCATACCGGGCACCAGCGGCAGCGACGTGGGCTCCGCGCTCTGTGACATCTACCGCATCGAGAAGTCCGGCAGCGATGGTACCCTGAAGACGCTGAACATCGAGCGTCGGGTGTTCAACCTCTCGGAGAGCACCATCACCGGCTCCTACGCCCCGGTTACCCGCACCAAGAGCGGGGCCTGGTTGTTCACTGCCGCCTACAACGAGAACACCGACACGGGCACGGGCACCGACTGCATCTCGTCGCTGGACGGACACGTGCTGGACGATCTGGCTGTAGAGACCGCCCCCGCCTACGTGCTGGGAGTGGACAGCAACGGGTGCTTGGTGAAGATAGAAGTGGACGAGTGCTAGCGTGACCAAGCTGTGGATGAACGACGACAAGTTGGTCATAGACGGTACGGGCAAGATCGTGCTGTGCGGCGACTGCCCCTGCACAGGCACGGCCAGCATGGTGGACTGTGCCGAATGCATCAGCGGCGAGGCTCCCTGGCAGGTGAGCGTGGAGATACCGTCGCTGGGAGATACGGTCAACTGCTCGGACTGTGCTGACTTCGGTGGCACGTATGTCATATCTGGAGTCAGCAACTGTGAATGGCAGGGAACGTTTGCAAATCCCACAAGCTGCCCGGCTCCCACGGGTGATGACGAAATCATCGTGTACTTCAACTTGCTCCAAAGCGGGTTCGATTTGATCGTGGGTGTCGTGCTAACGTACAAGAACGGAACTCTCATATGCAGGTGGTACCGCACGTTCGTTTCCACGGCATCCATCGACTGCGACTTCGACGATCTGCACGTGTATCCGTTCGACGCCTTGTATTGTGACAATTCGGGAACCACGGGCACAGCTTCGGGCTCCATGGATGCCATTGTTAATGCCGTATGACTTGGCGATGCAAACGATGCGGATTGGTCTTGACTGGACGGCTCAAATACCCGATCCGTTGTGCTTGCGGACATGTTCAGCATGAACCTGCGAACGGGCAGACTAATGAGCTGCTGGAGAAGTGCGACACGTGTGGCAACTACATGGGGGGCAACCGCTGCAGGCTGATCGACGCTGGATGTCGCAGAACTTTCCTGAAGAGGCTGCGAGAGGGAATCTGTCCGATAGGGAGGTGGAATCCAACGATGAAGTGGGCGTACGGAATCACCACGGTGCCGGAGCGCATAGAGAACGGGCTGCTGCAGCGCACCATCGATTCGCTGGCCAAGGCTGGGTTCCCGGACCCGCACGTCTACGTCGACGGCATGCCGCCCGAGGGCTGGTCCACTCCAGGAGGCCATACCTGCCGCACCGGCAAGGTCCGGGCGTTCGGCAACTGGTGCTGTGCTGTATGGGAGATGTTCTGCCGCGAGCCCAACGCCGACCGCTACGCCGTGTTCCAGGACGACTTCGTATCGTACCGCAACCTGCGGGAGTACCTGGAGCGGTGCCATTATCCAGACCGGGGATATCTCAACCTCTACACGTTCAAGCAGAACGAGAAGAACATCTGCGGTTGGTACGAGAGCAACCAGCTGGGCAAGGGAGCCGTGGCGCTGGTGTTCAGCAGCGAGGCCATCCGTGCCCTGTTCAGTACGCAGTACATGATCGACAGGCCGATGAATGCCACCCGAGGGCACAAGGCCATCGACGGCGGCATCGTCAGTGCCTTCAAGAAGATGAAGCCGCCGTGGAAGGAGTACGTGCACAACCCGTCGCTCGTGCAGCACGTCGGGGATGTCAGCGCCGTGGGTAACCGCAAGCACCCGCAGGCCCGCACGTTCAGGGGCGAGGACTTCGACGCCGTGCAGCTGCTGGAGGAGCACGGCGAGCTGCCCGATCCCAGCACGTTCCGCATCGGCATTGCGGGATTCATAGACGACGAGGTGGTGCACGAGCTGATCGTGAACACGGACATCGACTCCTGGATCGCACGGCCCCGAACCAACGTGATGCGGAGCGAGGTGTTCGACCGGGTGGACACGATACTGTGCCCGCATGGCAACGAGCCGAAGCTGAAGGAGTTCCTGCGCGGGGTGGACGTGGTGGTGCTGCACGAGCACCCCGTATACCAGAAGCTGCTGGCGATGGCCAAGGACCAGTACAAGCGCACCGTGCTGGTAACGTCGGCCGTGGAGCCCGAGCCCTGGTTTGCACAGGTAGACCAGTTCGTGTGCACGACGCTGGACAGCTACAATGCACTGGTGAAGCTGTACGACAGGCCGAGGTGTGCGGAGTTCTCGTGGCCGTCCAAGTGGCACACGGGGGCGGATAAGGAGTTCAGTTTACTGGCTCGCACGGGCGAGCATCGAGTGGCGGTGGTCTAGCCATGAGAGGAGCGGAATCATGGTGCAACCTTTCGGGCGCTGCCGGGTCTGCGGCAGCACGGATCTTCAGTTCCTGTTCTCCATCGGGGAACAGTATCTCAACGACTTCGTGGAGCCGGGCTACGAGTATTCGGGCACGAAGTACCCCATCGAGCTGGAGCTGTGCAACGACTGCACACTGGTGCAGCTCCGCCATACGGCTCCGCAGGAGCTGCTCTACTCCAGGCACTACTGGTACCGCAGCGGTGTGACGCACACCATGCGCACGCATCTCCGGGACACCGTCGGATCGTGCTTGAATTTGGTCAGCACGTGGGAGGGAGACGTCTTCTTGGACATCGGTTCCAACGACGGAACCCTGCTGCGCAACGTGCCCTCCCATCTGCACCGGGTCGGCGTCGAGCCCGCCATCAACCTGGCCGAGGAGGGTGCCGAGGGGGTCGACTGCTTCATCAACAACTTCTGGAGTGCCGATGTTTACGGGCGGCACGTCCGCAGGCCCGCGAAGATCGTGACCGCCCTGGGCATGTTCTACGACCTGGACGATCCCAACAAGTTCATCGGAGACGTCGCCGAGGTGCTGGCCGAGGACGGCATGTTCGTCGCCCAGCTGATGTGCCTGCGGAACATGCTGGACCAGCGAGACGTGGGCAACCTGACGCACGAGCACCTGGAGTTCTACAGCCTGCGATCGCTGGAGCGTCTGCTGGGTACCCACGGTCTGGAGATCATGGACATCGAGCATAACCGTGTGAACGGAGGGAGCTATCGCCTGTACTGCAGGCACGCCGGATCGAAGGTGGAGCCGTTCATGTACGCCGACCATCGCGTGGGCAACGTGCGGGCCATGGAGCAGGGTTTGGACGAGCCGCGCACGTACAGGCTCTTCCTGCGGGAGCTGGAGCGCACTAAGGACGTGGTGTACGAGTTCATCGAAGGCGAGTACTGCCGGGGCCGCAGGACGTGGGTCTACGGCGCATCGACCAAGGGCAACGTGCTGCTGCAGTACTACAGACTGGACAAGCGACTGGTGCAGGGAGCGGCGGAGCGCAGCCCGGAGAAGTGGGGCAGGGTCACCATCGGCACGGGCATCCCGATCGTCTCGGAGGAGGAGGCCCGGAAGGCACGGCCCGACTACTTCCTCGTGCTGCCTTATGCGTTCCTGGACGAGTTCGTCGACCGCGAGCGGGAGTGGCTGCACGCCGGTGGCAGGTTCGTCGTGCCGCTGCCGGAGCCTCGCATAGTAGGATGCCGCAACGGGGTGGTCACGGAGGTGCCGCTGTGACGCAACGCATACTGATCACGGGCATAACGGGACAGGACGGCAGCTTCCTGGCTCACAGGCTGTCGAAGACGTATGACGTGCACGGTATAGTGCGCCGCAGCAGCTGCGACAACACGTGGCGGCTGGAGGGAATCAAGGGCCGCATAACGCTGCACCAGGGGGACGTGTCCGACATGTGGTCCGTGGCCCGCGTGGTGAACCAGGTCCGGCCGAATCGTATCTTCAACTTGGCGGACCAGGACGACGTGCGGTTTTCGTTCGACACTCCGCAGTACTCGATGGACGTGACTGCGGCGTCCGTCATGCGGCTGCTGGAATGCGTGCGGTCGGTGGTGCCCCGCTGCATGGTGTTCCAGCCCGTGTCGGCCACCGTGTTCGGCGACGCTCCGCCGGTGCAGACGGAGCAGTCTGAACTCAGACCGATGAGTCCCTACGCCATAGGCAAGGCGACGGCCTTGTACGCCTGCAGGTACTATCGACGCATACACGACCTGCACATCACCTGCGGCATCCTGTTCAACCACCACAGCCCTCGCCGCAAGCGGGGCTACCTGATCGATACGATCTGCAGCAAGGTGTTGAAGGTCGTCCAGGGTGAGGCGCATTCGGTGGAGGTCTACGATCCCGAGATGCGGGTGGACGTCGGGTACGCCAAGGACTTCATGCAGCTCGCGTGCGACCTGCGGGAGCCGGACGACTTCCTGTTCTGCACGGGCAAGCCCTACATGGTGTCGGAGCTGGTGGACCATGCCCTGCAGTGCGCGGGCGTGCAGGCGTGTGTGCGTGCGATCGAGCGGCCCATGGAGGGGCCGAGGCTGGAGCTGATAGGTGACAACTCCAAGTTGTTCATGGCGTTGGGCCACACGCGGCACCTGCTGGACGCGAAGGACATGATTTCTATGCAGATGAGGAGCATGCTATGCGGGTCGGCAGCATAGGATACGCCACGGACCAGGGACTGGGTCATTTGTTGAAGTGGTTCTACGACCGTGGCATCGTAGACGACGTGATGGTCTACCGCCACGGCTCCCGCACCACGCACATGGAGTGGTATCCCGAGGGCACGGTGGAGCTGGTGGGCAGGCCGTTCACCGGGCCGGACGTCGACAGGTTCATCGACACGATAGACACGGTGCTGTTCTTCGAGACTCCGTTCGACTGGCAGTTCCCTGGCGTGTGCCGCAAGCGGGGCGTGAAGACCGTGATGATGCCCATGCACGAGTGGTTCCCTCGACGCCCGCCGCACGACTTCGACGTCTACCTTTGCCCCTCGCTGCTGGACCAGGAGTACTTCCTGGGCCACCCGTTCCTGCCGGTGCCCGTTGATCCCGGCACGTGGCGTCTGCACACCGAGGCCAAGCGGTTCCTGCACAACGCCGGCAACGTGGGCCACCGCCACCACAAGGGCACGGCCGAGGTGATACAGGCGCTGCCGCTGCTGGATGAATCTGTGGACTTCACCATCCGCTGCCAGGACACACCACTCTGGAACCGACTGGCCAAGCTGTACCCGCAATGCTTCCAGGACGTGCGATGCAACCTAACCGTGGAGACCGGGACCATCCCCTACGAGCAACTGTTCGTTGACCACGACGTGTACGTAGCACCGGAGAAATTGAATGGGCTTTCACTCCCGCTTCAGGAGGCGTGCGCTGCAGGACTGGCTGTCATGGCAAGCAACCGGTTTCCCGCCAACACGTGGCTGCCAAGCGAGCCGCTCATACCCGTCGAGACCTACCACAAGGCAGCCATCGGCCCCGGCTACCTTCCGTTCCAGGAGGCTGTCGTTTCACCGCAGGCTGTTGCCGATAAAATCAACGCGTGGAACGGACGGGACGTAACGGAGTACTCGCAGTATGGACGAAGGTGGGCGGAGGAGAACTGCTGGGAAGCATTGAAGCCCAGATACCGGGAGGTGCTCGCACCGTGAAGATCATGCACATCGCCCGCCACGACGGGCAGGACAACGACGACGAGGGTGCCATCTCCCATGCGCTGGAGCAGCTGGGACACGAGGTGCTGCGCGTGCACGAAGATCCTCGCAAACGGGGTGCGAGTCCGTTGGAGCAAGATCCTGATCTGGTTCTGTTCCACAAATGGAGAGAGTTCTATTTGCTTTCCCAGTTCGAATGCCCGTGCATCATGTGGTACTGGGACTTGGTGTCGTCGTCCGATCCGAAGTTCAGCAAGCGGGTGGCGGGCCGTGAGGGCAGAATGTACCAGGCGCTGGAACACTGCGACATGGCGTTCGTTTCGGACGGTGATTTCGTGGCCCGCGACAGGACCGGCAAGTGCCGACACATGTTCCAGGGAGCCGACGAGCGACGCATGACACCGCCGAACAACGGCGAGAAGGTTTATCCGCTGCTGTTCACTGGCATGGTGCATGGGCACACGCAGACCCGCATCGACCATCTCAACAGGCTGCGTGACAAATATAGAGACAAGCTGAAGGTGGTCACGACGCCGCATCGCGTGCACGGAGAGAAGCTGGCTCACCTCCTGTCCAGATCGGCCATAGCGATAGCTCCGCTGGGGGCCACCAGCGATTACTACTGGAGCAACCGGGTATATCTGACCATAGGGCTGGGCGGGTTCCTGCTGCACCCGTACTGCAAGCAGCTTACGGAGCACTATGTCCCGGACAAAGAATTGGTGTACTACCGTGACCATGAGGATTGCGAGTGGGTGATAGACTACTATCTGCGCCATCCGGAGGAGCGCCACCAGATAGCCTCGGCCGCGTACGAACGCACGCTGCAAGAGCACACGTACCGGCACCGCTGCCAGGAGCTTTTGGAGACTGTGGAGAACGAGCTGTGAAGATTGCTCTTGCTACGCTGTGCTTGAACGAGATGCAGTGGCTGCCCAAGCTGTACGAGCAGCACAAGGACTGGCCCGACCTGGATCGTTGGGTGTTCGTGGAGGCGGCCGATCGCGTATTCGCGAGAGTCAATCCAGAGCTGGTCAGCGGCCACGGGCTGTCGGTGGACGGCACCACGGAGTTTCTAGACGGACTGGCCGAGAAGGACGACAGGATCACCGTCGTGCACCACGGCATCAGCAACCACAACGCATCGGATCTCTGCAAGATGCAGGCTCGGCAAAGGTATCTGGACGTGTTGGAACGAGTGGAGCCGGACTACATTGTGATATTGGATGCCGACGAATTCTACTGCCGCGACGGCCAGCAGGAGATCAACGACATATTCCACGGGCATCGCACCAAAACATTCTTCTGCTTCAACTTCGTGCATCCCTGGCGGCCGCCGTCCATCGCAGGCGAGCCGTTGTTCAGGTACCGAGTGCGAGGATGGTTCTGGGACATGGACCACATGAAGGGTATCAAATGGACGAAGGGCCTGCGGTACGTGGACTGCCACCAGCATCCCAGACGACCCGACATGCAGCACGGCATGATACGGATGCACCGCCCGGACTGCGTGCACATGGCTTTCGCCTCCGATCCCAGACACAGGATGGCGAAGCATCGATACTACGAGGCCCGCGGCGAGGCCGAAAATCCTCAGCATCAGAGCTACGTGCAGAGCCGCAGGTGCTACGAGACGTGGGAGCCGGGCATGCGTCTTCCTCATCACGGCAGGGTTGTCCCCTATGACGGGCCCATACCAGAGGTGTTTAATGCCAAAGAAATATGACAAGCCAATAGAATCTGACGCATTTTGGTTGGATAGGTTGCGTAGGGCCAGAAGATCCGGATACATTGGCAATGCAATATTTGATGGCGTAGGGCGAAAGAGGTGGGCGGGCATAAATGCATATCGGAAAAGGTTGTTTTCCAAAGTAATAAAACCTGGCAGTACGGTCATTGATATCGGGTGTGGATATGGTGCATGTTATCCCCTAATGCCAAATGGTGTTCTGTATTACGGGATAGATATATCGCAAAGCCTAATCGCCGAAGCTATAAGGTTGTTTCCAACCGGCAATTTCAGCGTTTGCGATTGGAGAACACTGGATGTGCCACGTCACAGTTATGATTATTCTATCTTATGGTCAATGAAAGTTATGATATGCGATAACCTAGGAGACGAAGTATGGGATGATTTGGAGGCAAAAGCTCTTCATTTGTCCAAAATTGTTATCGTAGGGGAATTCGGAAACGGGCACGGCGAACATAAGATAATCTATAGGGAAAACATCGATGAAGATACATAGGATGCCCGTCGATTTCTACACCGACATGCTCCGACGCGGCCAGCGGTTCGTGCTGTTCGGCTACAGCGATGCGGAGTGGTTCTGCGTCTTGGGGCAGGATATAGGACGGCTGACGGGAGCCGGGCAGCCGCTGACCGAGGAGGCGGGACGCGATCTGTTCGACGTCGTGCGCCGGAGGTGGGACGACCCCCACGTGATGTTCGCGGTCCCGCTATGCATGTGGACGGACGGTACCTTGTGGCACGAGTTCGGAGTGAGGGTCGACACGGAGCTGTCCAGGGCGGGCATACGGATGGACTGCTACGAGCGCGACATGATCCTGGACGAGCTGGCGGAGAGGGCCGGACTGTATCCGTGGATCAGGCAGCTCAGAGAGATGCGGGTGGCGATGGTGGGCAACCAGCACCTGCGCAGGTTCGACGCGTTTCCGCTGGTGCAGTTCGTCGAGATTCCGCAGTGCGACCTGCACACGCAGTCCACCTGCGTGCAGCTGGCGGTGCAGGAGCTGATCTCTGGCACGCAGTCCATAGAGGTTTGTCTGGTGTCGGCCGGCATCGGGTCGGCGTTCGTGATCGACAAGGCCATGGACTACATGCCGAACACCACGTTCATCGACTGCGGCTCGATCTGGGACGCGTTCGTGGGCATCGGGGGACAGCGGGAGTGGCGTGCCAAGCTGTATACCGACCCCGCCAAGCTGGAGGAGTGGAAGCGTGTCTGCACGACAGGTGAATGAAGAGCGGGACCAGGACCGGGTGCACGATCTGTTCGAGATGTTCGAGCAGCAGAAGCAGATCATGTTCCACCAGCAGCGCTCCATCTATCGCTGGCTCTCGCAGTACGTCGTCGGCAAGACGGTGGTCGAGGCGGGCTGCGGCACGGGGTTGGGCACGGCCATGCTGGAACGGCGTGCCGCCAAGATCCTGGGCACGGACAAGTTGCAGCGCAACGTGGACTTCGCTCGCTGCGTGTATCCCTGGATAGACTTCGGCGTGTGGGACCTCAACGACCGCTCGTACCTCCGTGCCGACGTGGCCGTGGCTGTGGAGTGCGTGGAGCACGTGCGGGACACGCAGGCGGCAATCGAGCATCTGATCGCGGTCGTATCTCCTGCCAACGGAACGTGCTGGATTACCCTGCCCAACGGCAACACCAAGCCGCGTCCCCCCGAGAATCCCTACCACGTGTTCGAGCCCACCCCGCAGGAGATGATCGGCATGGTGCATGCGGTCAACACGTGCTGGGCGGTCCGCATCCGCGACTGGGAGAGCTGGATCGTGCAGAGCGAGACGACGACGAAGGACCCGCTGGTCTATGAGGTGTACTGGCGATGAAGCACTTACTGGTCTGCAGCAGCGTGAGCATTCCCGGAGCCGGTCGATACATCCCCGAGTGGCGGTATCTGGACCCGTCGGACTACCGCGTCGAGTTCAACGTCACGGAGGGCAAGCCGGACGCGATCGTGTGCATGAGCATCAGCAGCATGCTGCATGCCGAGTGCGCCGTCAAGCGCTGGCCGTACGTGCCGCTGTACGTGTACCACTGGGACTGCTACTCGTGGGTGTGGACGAGGCCGAGGGCGGGCGAGTACGACTACCATCGCTACGGACGACTGCTCCAGCAGGCCCGCGAGGTGTGGGTGCCGAGCCTGTGCACCGGGCTGCAGGCGAACCAGTGGTGGGGCATCACCAACTGGCACCGCATCCTGTGCTCCGTGCCGTGGGTATGGGATTGCAGCGGCATAAGTGACGAGGGATACATACTGTGCCCCCTGCGGCGGCTGCCCGACAATTGGGTGGACGAATTCAGCGAGGCTTGCCAAGAGCTGGGGCTGCCTTTCGTGATGACGTCGCATTCGCGCAGCTTCCAGGCGTATCAAGATCTGGTCGCTCGTTGTCGCTTCCTGGTATCGCACTATGAGGAAGCAAGCACCGGGGGCCTGACGCTGCTGGAGGCGTACCGACTGGGCAAGCCGTGCCTGATCAACGGGTCCGATTTAAACGGGGCCAAGGACTACTTCGGCGACCGGGCGGAGTACTTCATCTGCGGCGACCGCAAGAATTTCCGGCACAAGCTGAAGTACCTGTACCACCATCCGCCCCTGCTGCCTGCGGACCATCGCGAGTGGGTCGAAGCCAACTTCAACGACCAGCGCATGCTGGCCGACATACTGGAGCGCATCCATGCGAACGCTTAGCCAGCTGCAGGACCGTCTGAAGCATTATGACGACGCCCAGTACATCTACTGGACCAACGGGTCCCATGTCGTCTGGCACTTCGGCACGGGCGAGAACGTCGAGCTGTTGTTCCTGTATTCCGCCGATTCAGGAGACGGATCCAGATTGTGTTATGCCATGGCGAGCTGCATGATCGAGCAGGACCGTACGCCGTACCACAGCGTCTACGCGTTTCGCCGTGCGGACAACGACGATGGCAGGCGATTCTATGACAGGTTGGGTTTCACGCAGGTCGATCTGGGGCCGTCGGTGTACCGTGTCGGGGGCACGACGCTGATGTGGATCACGTGGGCTGATCTGCTGATCAGGCTGAATCTAGTTTCTAGTTAGGAGCGAGACATGAGAGAAGTTCGAGGCACGCCGGTATGCGTGGTGGGAGGGGCCGGATTTCTCGGCAGCCACCTGGTGAATCATTTGATCGATGATCGGGACTGCAAAGTAGTGGTGCTGGACAACCTGTGCGTGGGCAAGACAAAGCACGTGCACCCGGAGGCCGTGTTCATCCACCACGACATCACGGGCAGCGAGGAGTTCGTGCGGCAGGTTCTGCAGGAGTACGAGGTGGAGTTCGTGTTCAACTACGCCGCGTGGCCGTACATACCCGACAGCTTCGAACGGCCGCTGCAGGTGTTCTCGGTCAATGCCACGGGGGCGATCAAGGTCATCAACGCCGCGCAGGACGCCGGATGCGCGGGGATTCTGCAGGTGTCGTCGGCCGAGATCTACGGCAGCTGCCGCGAGGGCAAGCTCACCGAGAGGTCGGAGGTGGCACCGCACAGTACCTACGGAGCGGCCAAGGCCGCGGTGGACTACTACTGCCAGAGTGCATGGCGGGAGCGCGTGACGCCCGTGGTAGCTTTGCGGCAGTTCAACTGCGTGGGCGAGCGTGAGACGCATCCGTACATCATCCCAGAGATCGTCAGCCAGCTGCACGGCTACCACGACCAGACGCGGCCCAAGATCCGGCTGGGCAACAACTCGTACCGCGACTTCCTCTACGCGGGCGACGCGGTGCGTATGGCCGTGGAGCTGCTGGAGAAGGGAACGTTCGGCGAGGTCTACAACTTGGGTTCCGAGTACGGGTTGCAGATGTACGAGCTGGCCGAGACGATCGGGCAGGTCATGGGATACCGGTCCGTGCTGATCGAGGAGGAGGCGGCACGCAAGCGGCCCTGGGAGATCTGGCACCTGCAGTCCGACAACTCCAAGCTCTACTCGACTATCCTGTCCAGGCCGAGGGTGTCGCTCACCGACGCCTTGCACCGCACGGTTCAATACTTCCGGGACAACGGCAACAGATGGGACTGGTGACATGCAACCGTTCGAGCAGCTGGAGTGTGAGTTCGCGGAGTTCGTGGGAGTAGGGCCCGAGCAGGTCGTGGCCTGCAGCAGCGGCACGACGGCGCTGCACCTGGCGTTGGAGGCATTGGAGCTGCGCATGGGCAGCACGGTGCTGGTGCCGGAGTTCACCATGGTGGCCTGCGCACGAGCCGCGGTGATGGCGGGCCTGCGGCCGTCGTTCGTCGACTGCGGCGAGGATCTGCTGATGCGGCCGGATCTCGCGGCGCAGCGGATGGACTCCAACGTGAGCGCCGTGATGCCGGTGCACGTGTACGGCCGACGCTGCGACGTGGAGTCCATCGTCGACTGCACCGCACCGTTGGGGGCGGCCTTGGTCGAGGACTGCGCGGAGTTTCACGGGGCTCCCTTGAGCGGGCTGTCCGATGCCTACTGCTATTCGTTCTATGCCAACAAGATCATCGCTGGCGAGGAGGGCGGGGCCGTCGTGTTCGACCACAAGCCGCACGCTCGACTGGCCCGCTGCCTGCGGTGCCAAGGGTTCACCGACCGCCACGACTTCCTGCACATGCCCAGGGGCATCAACGGCAGGCTGAGCAACGCCAACGCCGAGCTGATTCTGGAGAGCCTGCGCTGCGTGGAAGAGAACTTGTCACGACGCCGGGATGTAGAGTACTGGTACGACGAGCTGGTGCCGGCCGAGTGGCGCATGCCGTCCCGCGAGGCTCCGTGGGTGTACGACGTGCGGCTGCCGAACGACGTGGACGTGGAGGAGATCGTGGGGTTGCTGAACGAGCGCGGCATTGCGGCCCGAATGCCGTTCCGTCCCATGAGCGAGCAGCGGGAGTTCTACTCGCCTCGGTTCCCGGAGCTGGAGGCGTTCCGACAGTCGCTGTGCATGATGTACTTGCCCTTGCAACCGGAGATGCGGCATGCGGACGTGGAACGTATTGCGTACTGCCTCGAAAGACTAGTTACAAGCTAGGGATTAGGTGCCCCTAACCCCCCATATTAGGTATGCAGTCCGCTCCCTGTATGCCTTGCGGGGGTAGGGGCACCGTTGCTGGCAGCTAATGGCCCAATCAGGCCACCTCAGACGTCGTCCAACGAGCGTTATGAGGCCGGTAGGTAAGTTATACCGCCCAGCGTATTTCGTGCGTTAGTCGATGCCTGCGGGGCCTCTACTACCTAGTACCCCATAGGTAGTAATAATAGCTACTTAATAGCTATACATTAGGGGCATTATAAAACCCCCTACGCCACGTGTTGGACGTAGGGGGTATAGGTTGGAGCGTGTGAGACCCTCAGACAAGGTAACCGGTCTCGGCCTGTTGGGTGTGGTAGCGGCACGCTTGATGACCGCGTACTAGGTCGTACGTCTCCCACAGCCGTAAGCTACGGGTCGTGTCGGAAGGTAGACACCCGTGGTACAATCGGAGCATGCTATGCACCGACACTCCGCATATAGCGTGGTTCCACCCGATCGCATAGTGTGTCGTGTAGCAACGTACGTTGATCATCTTTTCTTCCTTGGACATGGCCGCTGCTCCTTCAGTAGTTCCTTATGGATCCTGTACAACTGGATCGTCTCATGAACATTCAGTAGCTCCGTACTACCGACGCCTCCAAGACAGCGACGCACACAGCGATCGGAGTAGGGATGCCTCGCTTGGTATTTCATACGGCATTGCTCCGCCTCCTGCAGGGTCTTGTGGACGTGAGAGCACGTACCGTCTACCATACCCACTACCGTGTATACCATCGTAGTTCTCCATATAGTCTAGGTAGTCCTCTGCAAGGGACTTGTCTGTCGTGTTGACTAGCTCCAAGCCGGTGTCGTCCTGCACAATCCACCGGCCTGCCGAGTACTTCAATTGGCACATCCGTTCGCTCCTCGTGCTACTTCGTAACGTAGACCAGTTTGTTGATGGCCCGTGTGATTGCGACATACAGCAGATTGTACTCCTGCGTGCGCTGCCACTTCGTGCGGGCCATAGGGTGCGGAAATTCGCTGCCGTCGCAGTTGAGCAGGAACACGTTGCCGGCCTCCAATCCCTTGGCACGATGTACGCTAGAGAATAGAACGCCCTGCGGCGTAACCAGCTTGGGGCCCTCGTAGTATCCCTTGGCGTTGCGCTCCGTCTTGCAATCCTTGTTATAGCAGCGGTCCGTAGACTCGTTGTACGAACGGCCGCACTTGGGGCAGATCTTGCCGGTGAAGATCGTGGATACGTTATCTAGTACGTCTGCGACGGTCTTGGTCCCGTCGGCCAACGTTATTATGCAGTCACGGCGGTCGCCCAGAGCGATTAGTCGTGGCTCGCTGGGGTTCTTCTTGCGGTGTTCCTTCTCGGTCTCTCGGTCGTACCATGCCTCTGTCTTGTCGATGAGGTCCGGTACGTCCGTGGCGTCCATGCGCTTGACGAAGTTCACTAGCTCCGTACCGAACTCCCGGCCGCGTACCGTGGCCTTGCGACCCGCCTTGATGAAGCGGAGAGCCTGCGAGATCAGCGGGGCGTTAACGCGACTCAGTACCATGTCGCCGTCCTGTACCTCGTCGGCATACTTAGACTTGGGCAGCCTGGACACGGAGCCGTCAGTGTTCGACTCATGGGCACGAAATATGCAGTCGCCTAGTCTGGATAGGACGGTGTTAGCTTCCGACACGATGGCCTTACCGCAGCGGCGGGTCTCCGTGAGCCGTAACGTGTCGGCCCCTAGCATCTCACGCACTCGTGGTATGGACTCCGTGTCGGCACCGGCGAACCCGTAGATGGCTTGGTTTACGTCACCCACTACGACTACACTGCGGCCCGCACGCCGGACGAACTCCTGCTTGCAACGCGGCAGGTCCTGTCCCTCATCGACCATGACTACGTCGCTCTTGAATATAGGGAGGTCCAAGACGACTGGCAGCCAGTTCTGGTCGTTGAAGTCTATCTCGCCCAGCAGCTTGGGATCGAGGCTGAGACGTAGGATCTCAGGTACGATGCGATACACACGCTCTCGACTGCCGTTCAGGTCAACGTCGAAGTGTGCTACTAGTCCGTCGAGTACTTCGTCCGTGACGTGGGTGGGATCGAACTGGCCGTCTTCGTAGCCCGCCAGCGTCAGCTTGCAGAGGCCTACCAGCTTCTCTACGGCTGGTAGCATGACTGGCTCGCTGCGCAGTATCTCACGTGGGTCCTTGCCGAGATAGTAGGCTACTAGGTTACGTGTATGACTGTCCGTGACCTGCAGCCTACCGAACGTCTTGTAGATAGCCGAGTTGCCTAACGAATTGACGGTGGCGAACTTTAGCTGTACGCCTGCAGACACCAATAGGTCAGCCAACCACCCCCACTTCTCTCCGAACTCTGTAACGATGGATTTGTTGAAGGCGCAGTAGGTTATGGTCTTGCAACCGTTGTACTGTTGGAGGTGGTCCCAGACTGCCTGTTGTTCGTCGCTTGGTAATACCTCACCCATGCGTTCCACGAACTGGTCCCAGACTTTCCTGGGGGCCAACGAGGCTGCGCAACCGACGATCATGGTAAACGTCTTGCCAGTGCCCGCTAGAGCCTCGACAACTAGGTTATTGGGACGGCTGCTCTTGCTTTCGGCCAGCTTCTGTTTAATGGTCTTCTTCACGTGTCCGCTCCTGTAGGTAGTATGGTTTAGTAAACTACACGTACTCCCAAACTAAACTCGGGTATCGTGTATAAGCAGCGACGAGCCACGTTCTTCTTCGGTCATAATAGCTAGAGTCCCGTGGCATTCCGGACAGATGGTAGAAGGTGGCCGTTCTTGCCATACTTGTATGCGTGGAACGTGTAGCCCTCTTCAGAGCAGCTCACAAAGCCAGTGACTGTCTTGCCTTGTACCGAGACTTGACCCGGTGCCGAGAACATCGTGTCAGGCACACCGATACGGCGTACGGTGCGGTATACTCCGTCGGAGCAAGGGCAATTACGAACGCCGATGAGTTGTGCCCAGGGGCCTGGTGACAATACCGATTCTGATCCGTTGGGGCATTTCATGATTGAACCTTTCGTGGGCGGCCACGTCGCTCTGCCCTCCGACGCTTGGAGGCAGAACGGGCTGTGGCAGGATGGACAGTGTACATGACGGCACCGTTTGGTAATCGATGAGCCGTTGCCGCAAGACGCCCGCCGCGAATCATGCGGCGGACGTGTGACTCGTCGCAGCCTATGACGGCCGCGGCCTCCTTAGTTGTTAGCATCCTCTTCCTCCATTTCGTTTTCATCGTACAGATCGTCCGGGGACAGGTTGTAATTGTGCATGATATGCTGGGCAGCCTGTGCAAGGTATTGAGCGCCCGTCCTAGCTAGCTCGTCGAAAAGAAACACGGTGGTTTGGATTGCTTCGTCTCTTGTCATAATCGTTCTCCTTGGTAATCGTCGTGCGGTCAATTTGTCCGTCGTCGTACCGTAGTTCAGTTGATTTATCTATCAGCTCCTTGTGATCCACAGAACAATCTTACCACGGCTGGGACCTCTACCAGGATAGTTGCGGTCTGCTCTCCAGAACCTCACATCCCTATCTTCTGTGACACCCGCATACTCTCTCGCGCTATCCCAATCGTAGTCAAAGTATTCTACATTCTTGTCATCATTCATGGCGTACAATGTTCCCAGCATGCACTCCCACAACGCCGGGCGGTGCTTCTTAGTGGGCTTCATCTTGCGACCCTCAACATCGAACTTTCTCGTCGTCTCGTTCATCTGTCAGCTCCTTTCACAACTTCGTTCTTCCGAACTACGACCGCTTGGCCGCCGAGATCCCAGTCCCGGCATTCGAGGGTTTCGTTAAGCACGACTGCCACCCACAGCGTGTGACCGTTGCGTGTCCAGACGACCACGTCTCCCGGTTTGATTCTGTCAGAATTGGTTCGTCGTTTCTTCATCTGTCAGCTCCTTGTATCATGCACCATAATTGCCGCGAGGGAACGCCTCGCGTAGGATTCTCTCCTGCCTCGCCTCAGACTGCGACCCGAGCCACTCCACCGCCTCCGGGTCGTCCCCATGGTCCATCGGATAGCCCGTCGCAAACCCGCAGGTTGTCACCGCTTCCCTTACATCCGATGCGTCGAGTGTGACCTGCTCGGCATCGCCGAAGCATGCCAGTATGTCGTACCCGATGCGCTGCCACGTCCTCTTCAACGCCCTGATTGCTCGCTCTTCTATTTCAATGTTCTTCTTCATCTGTCAGCTCCTTGTCATTGAGGGACCTGCCTCATCAGCACCGGTAAGTCAGTTCCGGCGGACGCCCTGAGGGGCGTTTCGGCTATAGCTTGCGTCCGAAGGTTACCAGCTCACCTCGGCATTCGTAAGTCAATGCTACACGGCGGAGGTTGCCGTTGTCGTATCCGTAGCAGTCCACCATGACCCACGTGTTAGGACGAAGACTAAACAAGTGGCGATCGTGATCACGAGTGAACCAATACCATTCCTTGCCATCGATTTCGAGGACTACGAACGGAGTTTCGCCAGGCCCACCATAACAAGCACTGGTTCCGGTCCGTACCACCCAGGCGCTACCGCTGATCTTCGTTCCTTTGGTCACTTTCTTCGTTGCCATCTGTCAGTTCCTTTCCTGAAGGTTAGTAGGTTACACCCGATTTAATTTGCCGTTGGGTGTGACTTCGAAAATCGAGGCCACCCGTGCGTAAGCAGGCAAGCACATCAAAGCATCGTACATACAATCGGCCTGGACATCTTTTTCTTCTAACTCTCCGGTTGCGTCGTATCGTTCGTTGCCTCGTTGATAATAGATTCGGTACTTCATCTTCATTTGTCAGCTCCTTACGTGTTGATGGGAATTAGAGAAATCGGTTTGTTGATTAACGGTTTGTCGAGTTGAACTGCTCCAGACGATCAATGCGCTTCAGGTACTCCATGCGAACGGAGTCAGCCACTTGCCTGTTAGTCAGGTTGGCCAGCACGATCCTACGCAGAGCATCTTCGTTCAAGTCGTTGACGACTCTAGTAAGACTATCCCTCTTGCATTCGGGGCATTCATGACGATTGACAACTCCATGTCTCTTCATCTCAACCACCGTTCGCGAATTGACAGCGAGTCTGGCATCCAGGTTTCGCTCTACCGTTTTGTCGCAGCAACCGTAGTGAATCTTGACCTTCATCGTTTCGCTCCTGGGTTTCGTGGTGACTCGTCAGTACCGGTAAGTCAGTTCCGGCGGACGCCCCGAGGGGCGTTGACGTTACTCCTCTTCTACCACCTCGATCATCTCTGCGGCATACGGATCGTACTCTGAATCGACAAGGCCTGTCAGACGACACGTAACGTTGATGGGAAACAGTTCAACATCGTTGTTGCCGCAGTAAACTTGGACGAGGTAGTCGAACACCTTCCGCCAGTCCTCTCCAGGACCGATGACCCAAGTGATGGGCTCAATTCGTCCGTCGTCGTACCGTAGTTCGCAGTTCAGTTGATTCATCTGTCAGCTCCTTGTGTTGGGTTTCGTCGCAACTCGTCAGGCACGGCTGCGAATGCCGTGCGACCCAGAGGGGCTGCTCGTTTGCGCGAGCACCCCGTGGCTTGGGCGACCTCCTCCCAACTCCGTCGAGTTGCGTTGCATCCGACCGATCCGGCTGCTGTTGTGTGCTACTTGCTTTCGCTTGCGCTGCGGTGGTTAGCCGCGAGCCGGACCCCGCGTCAGTCCTGCGGTGGGTCAGGAGTCGAATGCCGCTCCTGTGGAAGAGGTCTCGGTTGTGTGCCCGGTTAGATCCGGGTAGGGGAAACGGTTGTCGTTCGTTTCCGCCGTTCGAGTTGTCAAAGATCAGTAACCGTTAAGCGTCCTTGCCTACGGCAAGTATAACGTAGTATCGGCGGAAGTAAATACCCGTAGCGGGTAATTCCTGCAAAAAACTGAAAATATTTTAGGGCATGGTAAAACCCCGGTGAATTCGTGGATCCACCGGGGTTACAGGTACCCCGAGAGGGGGGGGGGTATTTACCCGTAGCGGGCTATTACACGGGGTCGCCTAGGTCGATGCCGCCTAGGCACGGGCTGTCGGTCAGTACCGGTATGCCGTCCTCGTCCTTGGAGTACTCCAACGCTAGAGCGTCCGTCGTCATGCGCTTGTTGGAAACGAAGAGGCCCCAAGCTTTGATGAGGATCGCGATGCGTTCGGCCATGCTGCCACCGTCCTCCTGTATCATGGCGGACAGTGCCTGTCGTACCGGATCGAACTTGACATCACCTGCTGCCAGTAGCACGAAGAACTCGCAGGCCTTGTCCCAGTACTTGAAGTCTACCAGCTGTTCACTAGGCTGCGCCGTTACGCTGTACTCGCCGTCCTCGCCCGTACCGGATGCCGCCATCAGGTACAGTAGTCCGGAGGAGTAGCCAGGCGATAGATACTTGCCGACCGTATTGGTAGTACCGTTCTCCTCGTAGATGTGCCGCACCGCATCCAGCAGCTTGGTGTGGCGGGACAGGAAGTCAAGCGCCTCCGCGTGCGTGCGCCTAGGAGCGTACGCGTCGGAGCCTGCGCCTGTACGTGCCCACGTGATACGTATGGCATGGTCTAGCATCCGTGCCAGCCGTTGACGGTCTCTGCGGTCTACCGTCTTGAAGTACTCGCTGCGAAAGATTACGTCGGCTAGAGTACGAGGACGACCTGTGTCAATAGTGTTGACTACTGCGTCGGTCTCGTCGATACCGAAGACTACCAGCTTGTCGATGGTAGGCTCGGTCTTCCAGTTGTCCCATTGCCCCTGCTTGGCCGTCCACTCCAGGGCGGCGAGGGCCAGGGCGATGAGCGTGTGCTGGCCATTGAGGATAAGGCCGGTACGGCCGATGATGATCGGCTCGCCGTTCAGCTGCCAGTTACCTCGCAGGATCTCCTGCCGAAGTACCATGACGGTACCTAATGACAGGTGTCGGTTACTGATGTTGTTGTTACAGCGTACCTTGACTCCTTGCTGGTCCTTGGCAGCTGGTAACCGTAGGTGGAACTCGGTGCCGAACTTGACGTTCTCCGACTCCTCCTGCCATCCTAGCAGCTCCTTGGCCTTGTCGGCGGTCAGGGGCGTTGCCAGCTGCGTGCGTAGTCTGTCGTATAATACCTCGCGTTTCGGGGTTGCCAGCTCCTTCTTCTGGGACTTAGGTTTCTTGGTGGTTGACGTCCTGTCCGACCGAGACGGGGCGGACGCGGTGCCTTGGGACTTCGTACTCTTGCTGCTGGGGGTCTTCCTCCTGGGGGTCTTCGTAGCTGTTACCATTCCGTAGCTCCTTGATGTACTGGTGGTAGAAATACTCCGGCCTCTCTTCCGCCAGCTTGCGTAGCTGGCTTAGCCTATTGCGTTTCATACGATCCTTCCTACCGTCACTGGCACAGCGTCTGTGACGGGCTCTAGAGTAGTACGTATGTCCCTGCGGCTGTATGCCGCAACTACCTCCCGTGCATGATCATTGTCATGCTTGCCGTACGGCACGCCGTCCACGTCACCGTACTCACTCCTGTCGACCCCTAACAATGCAGCGGTTTCAATCACTCTCACCACGTCCTTAACTCCTTGTCGTGAGGGTACTAAAACGAAAACGGCACACGCTAGTAATATAACGTATGCCTAGGTCACGTAATAGCCTACTACCTAATAGTACAGTAGTACTACTTAGGAGTAGACCGTGCCTTATACGTTAGTATAATGGTTTTTGACCCCTAAGTAAATAGGGGGGTAGAGGGGTAAATTTCGGCGGTTTTCGGGGGCGGCCTACGCGGCGAGTATAGTATTACTAACGGCCCATGCAGGGCCTCTAGAAAGCGAAGGTGCGACATGCCGAGACCAAGTATCTACCCGTGGGATAAGTGGCTGCAGATGGGCAACCGTCTGAGGATCGTGCGTGGTAAGGATTACAACTGCCAGCCGTACGCCATGACGATCCGTCTGAGACAGGAGGCGTCGAAGCGTAACCGACGCGTGTCTCTAAATATAGTTGGTGATATTATTACTGCTACTGTATTGAAGAAGAGGAGCAACTCGTGATAAGAATTCAAGGGGACCTATTCATCGGCATCGACCCTGGCAAGTCTGGAGGCGTGGGTTTCATCTTCGACAGATCCGCCGTGGCCACGCCGATGCCAACCACGGAGCGGGATATATACGGACTACTTGCCAACATGCAGTCCAGCCACGCGCCCAGGGCCATTATTGAGAAGGTCCATTCCATGCCGAAGCAAGGTGTAGTCAGCTCGTTCACGTTCGGCCGGAACTATGGGTTTCTGCGCGGATGCCTGGTGGCGTTGAATATCTCGTTCAGAGAAGTGCCGCCGCAGGCATGGCAGCGGTATCTGGAGATACCGAAGCGCAAGAAAGACGAGACGCAGCCGCAGTTCAAGAGGCGGCTCGTGGTAGTAGCTCAACAAATGTTTCCGCACTTGAAGTTGACTCAGAAGACGGCGGACGCAGTATTGATAGCAGAGTACTGTAGGAGATGCGGCGGATGAGGTACAAAGACCACAGAGAGCAGTGGACCAAGTGTCGAAAGTGTAATTTATGGAAGACTAGAACCTCCGTAGTACTGGCCCGTGGCAAGCTACCGTGTGACGTGTTGTTCGTAGGGGAGGCGCCTGGAGCCAGCGAGGACGTGCTGGGTAGACCATTCGTCGGTCCGGCCGGCAAGCTGCTGGACCGTGTCATACAACAGTCGTTGCCTGAGCAGGTAAGATACTGCATCACGAACCTCGTGGCGTGCATACCGGTAGATGACGATGGGCAGAAGACCATCGAGCCACCGGACTACGCCATACGTGCCTGCAACCTACGGCTGCTGGAAATAGTAGACATGGCGCATGCTAAACTACTGGTGGCGGTAGGCAAGTGCGCCGCGAAGCACCTGAGAGGTGTGAATGGGCCGCTAGTGGAGGTCATACACCCTGCTGCAATACTGCGAATGGATGCCAGCCAGCAAGGTCTGGCCTACCAGCGTACACTGGTAGCATTGGACGACGCCGTGGAGGAGTACCTGTCATGACACGCGTAAACGTCGGCATACTGCCTAGAGAGCTGCCGGATCGTTTGTTGCTGGCCGAAGTGCACGAGATACTGCGTATACCTCGTCGGGTACGGCAGATAGCCAAGGCTCACAAGCGCATTATGCTGCCGCCGCGGTTCAAGCTAGGAGCAGGGCACGTGTCGTTCTTCTACGGCAGGCTGGGTTATCTTCGTAGGCGTTATAATACGTTAGTAGTTGAATGCCATGCTAGGGGGTTCAAGGTACGGGATAGCTCGGAGGAGTTCGAGGGGTTGCCTACGGCGTACATGAGGGACTACCACGAGACACCGCGTGATCGGAAGATAATAAAGGAGAGGATACAGTCGAAGGGTTTCAAGTTGCGATAGTTTCTAGAATAGAGAGCAGTTGGGCATACGGTACAACTGCTTAGTGGTGGTGGAGGCAACAATGCCAGGAATAGGTAGCTATAAGCAGCATCTACCTAAGAGTTTAGACAGAGTCAGTTCCCGGCTCTACATGTCTCTCCTACCATTATCTAGGAGGTCACCGCGAAAAAGGTGCATACACTGTGGAAGAATGATATCTTTAGTGAATTATGGTAAACAGAGGCATGTTCCGCCTGAGTATCGTAGTTCCAATTACCCGATCGGCGAACAGTCAAGGTGTGATGACTGCTACTATGAGAGTTGGTCACAACCTATCGGGTGGAGATACTATGAGAGATGCTATTTCAGCGATGGAAGATACTCTTGTGTAGTATGCCGGTCAATGTGCAATACAGAATACAAATTGGACTCGCATGTGGGTAGAGTACTACCGAATCGTTTACGTAGAAGATATCCACAACTAGTGATCAAAAGGGCTATTAGGTACAGCATAGGATTGAGCAATCCATGCTGTATGAGGAGTCCGTGTGTTCGAGTACTACGTAACCTATATCTCAGGAGGTTATCCCCATGTCTAGAAAGAGAAGCAGCAATTCTGAAAACGCAACAAGCCCAGTTGGTACTGATACGGATCAGAAGGAAATTAAGCAATGCACGAGAAGTGCCGCAGTATCTGCTCAAGGAATTAAGAACGGCTGTGACCTAGGACAGTTCTTACTTGCGGTCATGACGGATCTTGTACACGGAGATATGACTCCACAAGTAGGAAATGCAGTAACGAATGCCGCTGGTAGAGTTCTGAAGCTGACGGAGCTGCAACTAAAATACGGTCGAATCAGTCAAGGACCGGACCCTGGATTCAAGCTGTTAGACTAGCTTTCCATAAATTAGGAGCGATGGTGATGGCAAAGAAACAGAAGAGAGAACCGTTGTGGAAGGGGCCGGAGAAGGACGGCGTGACGCAGTCGCTGCTCAGCAGGTTCCTGGTGTGCAGGGAGAGGTTCAGGGTGCTAGTGGTGGAGGGCCTGCGACCGGCCGACGACTTCAACCATAGGCTGGAGTTCGGCAGCATGTGGCATATCTGCGAGGAGAACTCCGAGGGGAACTGGGAGTCTGAGCTGAGAGAGTACTGTCAGCGGTTGTGTGCCACGTATCCGCTGCGGCAGTCGGAGGTGGTGAAGTGGTACGAGGTGTGTAAGCGACAGTTTCCTATCTACCGTGCATACTGGCGTGCGCATAGACAGAATGAGAAGGCCACGCCAATCTACGAGGAGGAGACATTCGGTGAAACGTACGAGGTGCCAAGCGGTGGCAAGGTACTACTGCGTGGCAAGTGGGACGGCGTGTTCCAAGTGGGCCGCAAGGTCATGCTGCAGGAGAACAAGACCAAGGGGGACATCGACGAGCAGTCGGTGCAGAACCAGCTGCGGTTCGACCTGCAGACGATGTTCTACCTAGTGGCTCTGAAGTTGAGGATGAATCGCGACAAGTCGCTGCAACGTACGGTAGGCAAGGGAGCCAAGATAGCTGGCGTACGATACAACGTGGTACGTAGGCCACTGTCAGGCGGCAAGGGCAGTATCAGACCGTACAAGGCTACCAAGACGAAACCTGCCGAGACGGATCAGCAATACTACGACCGACTGGCCGGTATAATACGAGAGGAGCCCGAGTACTACTTCATGCGATGGGACTCCGTAGTGACGGCGGCGGACGTGGAGAGGTTCGAGCGGCAGTTTCTGAGTCCTATACTGGAGCAGCTGCTGGATTGGTGGGACTGTGTGAGCGGGGGCGAGCCGAACTTCGGTATCCACTGGCGCTTTCCGTATGGAGTGTACAGTCCCATGATGAACGGTCGTATGAGTGAGGTGGATGAGTACCTAGACAGTGGGAGTATGCTGGGATTGGATCGGGTCAATACTTTGTTCAGGGAGCTGGAAGATGCCGACAGTGAGAAAGGTTAGTGCCAAGCCTCGTGCGAAGCGACGAGGCGCTGGAGTACTTGGAAGGATCGGGCCGATCTCGGAGCGCAATACGTCGAACATTGCCATTAATGTATATGGACGCAGTGGCAGCGGCAAGACGACGTTTGCATGTACGTTTCCCAAACCGCTGCTGCTGATCGGGACGGAGGACGGCACGCAGAGCGTACACAACGTGAAGGGCGTGGAGTTCGTACGGCTGCAGGAGTCCTCCGAGATAAGGGAGGTCATAGAGGCCCAGCAGGCCGAGAGGCGCTGGCGCACCGTAGTACTGGATACAGCCAGCATGCTACAGGACATGGTGTTGAAGGAGATACTCGGGATAGACGAGCTGCCTGCCCAGAAATCCTTCGGAATGGCTAGCCGAGAGAATTGGGGACAGTGTGCGTTGCAGACGAAGGAGATACTGCGGGCCGTTATAGGTCTTAGAGTAAAGGCGGACTGCAGCGTAGTCGTACTGGCGCAGGAAAGGGAGTTCGATACGGACAGTGAGAGCGATCTGATTATGCCGTATGTAGGTAGTGCTCTTAGTCCGTCTGTCACGGGGTGGCTGAATCCTGCATGCGATTATATCGTGCAAACGTTCATTCGGCGTGTGATGGTCGAGAAGACGGTGAAGATGGGCGGCAAGACCGTGAAGAAAAGACAGCCGGGCAAGGGGGTAGAATACTGTATAAGGACGGGACCGGACGCCGTGTACACTACGAAGTTCCGTGTGCCGAAAGGCACGCCACTTCCAGAGGATATCGTGGACCCTGACTATAGGAAGGTGCTGGAGTTAATCAAGGGAGCATAGGATGCTAGTACTGTCTAGGAAGAGGAACGAGGAGCTGGTCATAGACGGCAATATCAGGTTGATTGTCGTAGAGATTCGAGGGGATCGCGTGCGACTGGGTATTGATGCGCCTAAGGACGTGATTGTTATGCGGAAGGAGGTGTTGCAGGCTATACAGAGAAGTGTAGACGTCGGAGGTACTGTTGATGATAGCGTTCAATAGGAGCAATGCAATGGCAAGAAGGGTTTCCAAGAGCAGCCTGTTCGGTAAGTATGCGGACAGGGTTCGCAAGGCCACGATAGAGCATCGTACGGATGAGACTAACTTCGGAAGCGGCGGTGATCTACCGGCTGGGATTGAAGGAGGCGTAGCGCAGCTGGTAGACTGCAAGTTTGATACGTATAAGAGGGGAGACAATACGGGCGAGACGTATTTCTACGCGGCTGGGATTGTCAAGGAGCCGAAGGTCCACGATGGGATGCGGGTAGAGGGACTGCGCACGTCTATTATGGAGCCAATCTGCGATACACCGAACCGCTCGCGTGCCACGGTTGAAGAGCACGTGGAGCACGTACTGAACGAGCTGCGCAAGCTAGGTGTAGACTCCTCGGAGCTGGACCACGAGGACTACGAGGCAGTATGCGAGTCGCTGAAGGAGGAGAAGCCCCACTTCAGGTTTCGCACATGGAGAGGGGACCCGACACCACAGTATCCGAATCCTCGTACGAACGAGCAATGGAAGGGGTCGTGCGAATACGTGGAAGACGGTGATGTGGAGGACCTCGTCGACGAGACTGAGGAGTATGAGGAGCCGGAGGAAGAGGAGGAGCCAGAGGAGAGCGAGGCTGCGGAACTCGATGGTAAAGCGGCGGACGCAGGGGACGATGAAGCGATTGCCGCTATCCAGGAAGCTGCCACTGCCGCTGGTATTGACACGGACGAGTATGAGACCTGGACCGAAGTAGTCGAGACTCTGGATGGTTCCGAGGAACCACAGGAGGAGGCCGAAGAAGAAGAGGAGGAGACTGAAGAGGAGGAGACCGAAGAGGAGGACGACTGGGAACCGGAGAAGGGGGAGGTCTACCTGTTCAAGCCGCCTAGATCACGTAAGGCAGTGGAGGTTGAAGTGACGGCGGTGTTCAAGTCCAAGCGTACGGCCAACGTCAAAGCGTTGGACGACGGCCGCGTGTTCAAGTCAGTCTCCTGGGATGCGCTATCTGCTGATTAGTACACGTGAGCGGTGGATTGTTTTGTCAGCGCAGTCTACTGCTCTGGGACGGGCGGGGTAATGGATTGGGACGCCCGTCCGTCCCTCTTCCTTAGAGGTACTGTTATGAATCGTAAGAGACGACCACTACGTCGTAGATGCAAGGCCTGCGGAGGCACCGGCGTAAGTAGTCGTAAGGGACGATGCGTGCCGTGCAACGGGACCGGATGGATCAAGCCTAAGTGACGCTGAGACTACCAAGGATGCGATACCGCAGATGGCGGCGGAGACCGGAGGTCTTGCTGTGTCCCAACATACCCAAGCCGATGCACGGGCTGGCACCTCGGGTGATACTGGGCAATAGCTGGTGGAATAAGACACGGCGCGAGGCGTACAATAGCACTAATCGTCGCTGTGTAGCGTGTGGTGTGCATAAGTATCGGGCCAAGTCTAGGAAGTGGCTTGAAGGCCACGAGCTGTATCATACGGATTATCGGCTGGGACGGCTTACGTATCTGGAGACGGTACCGCTGTGCCACTTCTGTCACAACTACATCCACGACGGTAGGTTGCAGATGCTGTTGGAACAGGGTCTGGTACACCATCAGAAGTATGCTGCAATTATACAGCACGGAAATCGGGTGCTAGCGGAGGCCGGTATGCAGAGGCAGACTAGAATGCAGCGGGAGGAGTATGTAGCCAGATTGTCGGTGATAGGAGAGCTAGCGGAGTGGAGCGAGTGGCGTCTGGTACTGTTCGGGAAGGAGTACCCGCCGTTGTATGCGAACGAGAATGAATGGAGACTTGCGCATGGCAGGTAGAATCGGCCTCGATACCGAGACCACCGGACTGGATATATCCCACGGAGCCAGGCCGTACTTCGTAGGGGTATCGTACCGTGAGGGCAACGAGTTCATGACCATGTCGTGGTCGTGGAAGGTCGATCCGGTAACCCGACGGGTCCTGTACGATACGAACGAGATGGAGGAGGTCCAGGATCTCCTCGATAGCGTGGACGAGATAGTGATACACAATGCGAAGTTCGACTTCCGGGCCCTGGACGCGGCGTTCAGGGACGTAGGGATGAATCTTCGGTGGGACTGGTCGAAGGTAAGGGATTCCCTAATTGCGAGCCATCTAGTTAATAGCATTCCCCCGCATAACCTGGCGACAATGTCTCTCGTGTATCTAGGTCTGGACACGGACAGGTTCGACAAGGACCTGAAGTCGGCATGCATGAAGGCCCGGAGGATCGCATCCAGGAAAGGGTGGAGGGTATCGGGACCGGATCAGCCTGACATGCCAAGTGTCAAGGGTGAGGCATGGAAGATGGACGGATGGATCCCTGGTCAGCTGGCGGTCGAGGAGGGATATCCACCCGATCATGAATGGATGACCGTGCTTGAAAGGTACTGCGAGGCCGATACCATCTCGTGCCTGGAACTCTACAGGGTATTGTCCGAGTCGATTGGTAGGAACGGGCTTCGATCGATATACGACGAGAGAATGAAGGTCGTCCCGATAGTCGCCGGGATGGAGACCAACGGAGTATCCATAAGTCGGAGGAGACTGGAAAGGCAGCTCAATGAGTATAGGAAACAGTCGGAGGAACTGGGGGCCGTATGCACCGGAATAGCATCGGACAGGTACAGGTACGACCTGACCCTACCCAAGAGCGGCAATAACAAGTCACTACTGTCATTTATATTCGATACGATGGAACTCCCTGTGGTGAAGAAGTCCGGTAAGACCGGAGTACCGTCACTGGATCAGTCGGTCGTCGGGGAGTACCTGGCTACGCTACCGGAGGAGTCGGACGGATTCAGGTTCATGAGGTCACTGTCCGAGAAGAGGAGACGCGATACCGGGATATCATACATGGAGGGGTACAGAAGGTTCTGGATACCGCTAGACGGATCCGATGAGTGGTATACCCTCCATCCGTCACTGAACCCGACCGGGACCGGTACACTACGATGGTCATCGTCGAACCCGAACGAGCAGAACATAAGCAAGAAGGAAGGGTTCAACCTACGCTACTGCTTCGGGCCGGCTCCGGGTCGTGAGTGGTGGTCCCTAGACTACAAGAACCTGGAGCTGAGGATACCGGCGTTCGAGTCCGACGAGACTGATCTGATCCATGTCTTCGAGCATCCGGATGATCCGCCGTACTTCGGGAGCTACCACCTGGTAGTAGCGGATCTGCTGTACCCGAGGGAGTTCCGTAGGTACGGGACAAGGTTCAAGGACAAGTTCATATCGACGAAGTACAAGTGGATCAAGAACGGGAACTTCGCAGTAATCTACGGAGCGCAGAGGGAGACGGCCGACAGGGCGTACCATATTGACGGAGCGTACGATGCAATACGGAGTAGGTTCCCCAGGATAGCGGAGCTGAACGACAGGATGATATCGATGGCCGGAAGGACCGGGTACGTGGAAACGATTCCGGATCGATCGATTACCGACTCAGGCAAGGGATATCCGATAAGATGCCCTAGAGGGTATCGGGGACTGGTATCGCCTACGGTTCCGTTGAACTACCATGTCCAGTCGACTGCCATGTGGATAACGATGAAGGCCATGATTCGGTGCCAGGGATACCTGGATTCGATCGGGAGTAGGAACGAATACAGGATGGTCATGCAGGTCCACGATGAACTGGTATTCGACTTCCCGAGGAGGAGCGGAAGGGGTAACCTGCCGAAGGTCAGAAGGCTGGCCCGACTGATGGCCCTGGGAGGGGACGACGTGGGTATCCCGACGCCGGTAAGTATCGAGTACCATCCGAACGACTGGAGTACCGGGGAGTCGGTACATTAGAAAAGGCCGGGACGGCCCGGCCTGATATGGGGATTCGATCGATGGAAGTACTAGCCGTCGAAGGGCGCTCCCTCCAGCTTGGACTTCGCCCCCTTGGCGGTGAGGTAGGCCGAAAGCCCTTGGCCTTCGATCATTCCGACCGCGGCGTATCCGGCGGCCACGAGGCATCGGGGGTTGGAGTCGGCCTTCCCGCTCGTTCCTCTGAGAAGACCGTAGGTATCGAACCGGGTGTACTTGCACCTCCCGGCGAGGTCGTCGATGGACCGTGCGGAGGAGGCCTTCGTGGCTCCAAGCTTCCTCAGCATCTGGACGAGCTTCCGACGCCGGATACCGGGGGCCTCCGTCCCCATGGACCTGGACCGGCCGTTGGCGGTAGCCTCGGCCTTCGCCTTCACGGGGGCCGCCTTCTTCGTAGCCGTCTTCTTCGTAGCCGTCTTCTTCGTGGCCTTCTTCACGGTAGCCTTTCCTGCAGGGACCTTCGCCTTGGGGGCGGTCTTCGTCCGCTTCCGGGGGCTCTCGACGGCCTGGGCGGTGGCAGGCTTCTCGACGGCGGTCTTGCTGGTGGTCTCGGTCATTTCTTCGCTCCTGATTGAAGGTTGTCGTTTCCCCGGGAACATACCCGTGGTATTAGTAATAGTACACTACCGACCAGGATTGTAAACCCCATGCAGATGAAATCTAGGAGAAAATTCCTACCCCCTGTCCTCCTGGGTCTGGATGGAGGGGATCGGGAGGCGGATCCGCTCGACCCGGAGTACTACTCGGGGGCACGCCTGAGGCTCCTGAGCGGCCTGGACCGGGATAGGTACTTGGAGTCGTTCGGTAGGGATAACCTGCACCGTAGGCCGTCTCCGGGGTCCAGGGACCGATCCGCATGGGACCGGATATCGGGGAGGCTGGAAGGCAGAAGAGTCGTCGCCCTCGGGAGGCGTGCCGCCAGGGCGACCGGGGCCTCCGATATCTGGTTCCGGTGGACCGTAGCAGGAGGGATCGTGGTGTCCTCGATGCCGCATCCGAGCGGACTCAACCGGTGGTGGAACGACCCGAGGAACATGGATACGGCAGGAAGGTTCGTACGGACGTTGCTGGCACCATGCATCCACGTGGAGGGGCCAGACGGGTCCGGTAAGTCGACCTTGGTACCGAGGCTGGCCAATAGACTGAACCTCAGGGGGGTACAGACGCAGGGCCCTCCGAGGTCGTGGAGTGAATGCCTAGGAAGAGTGGAACGCCGGATCATTCCTGGGGTCGTATGCGATAGATCGTCCGGACTGGTCAGCGAGCTGGTCTACGGTCCGGTCCTTCGTGGGGAAACGCTCGGTAAGGAGGAGTGGATATGGGATCTCGTGAAGGCCGTAAGAGGGTCGGTTGTATTCGTGTACTGCCGGCCTCCAATCGATTCCATGCAGATGGACTTCCGTCCAGATGAGGACCCGGTTCATGTCGGCGGAGTAGTAGCCCGCTATGGCAGGATAGTCGACAGGTACGACGAAGTGATGGACAGGATCGAGGCTATCGGAGGAACGGTGGTAAGATATGACAGAACGGTCATGGGATTCGAGGAGCTGATCGAATGTGTGGAGTAGTGGCGGTAGCCGGTCCGAACGCAGCGGGGATGGTCGATAGGCTGGAAGGCCCTACGGCAATGGATCATAGGGGGGTGAGATCCGGTATGAGGTATGGATCGAACTGGGCCATGAGGCACGTAAGACTGCCGATAGTCGGGGTCGGCGAGGAGCATGACCAACCTATGGCAAGGTCCGGATGGATCATAGGGTTCGTAGGGGAGCTAATGAACTTCCGTGAGTTACATGGGACGAGGTACGAGTGCGATGCCGAGCTTGCGGCGGACGTATGGATAGATAACGGAATGGCAGGGTTCCGTCTATATGACGGATTCTGGCACCTGGTAGCCATCGAGGAGCGTACCGGAGACGTATACGTCGTAGCCGACTACCTGGCCCAGAAGCCAGTCTACGTGAGGATAGGGGATGACTACTCGGCCGTAGCATCGGAGCCCGATACGCTGGCGGCGTTGTCCCCTACCATACCGGACCGGATCTACCTATCGGCCGTAGTGAAGTGGGGGTACTGCCCGGAGACGAGAAGGACTCCGTACGTCGGGATATCGAGAGTGCTACCCGGCGAGGCCTGGCATATTCCGTACTACGGAAGGCCGGAGTCGACGGTCGTCGATCCGGTTGCTCCGATTCTCGGGGCGTCCCCTAGGGATCTCAGGCTGGCCGTAATAAGATCGGTCACCAGAAGAATCCAGTCATCGGACGTACCGATCGGGTGCCTGGTAAGCGGCGGGGTAGATAGCTCGGTCGTGTATTCCCTCGCCGGGAGGAACTCGGACGTCCGGGGGTACCATATACCGAACGGGGAGGACGAATACGCCCAGGAGGTGGCTCCGGACGCCGTAAGGGTGGATCCGAGCCTGGTCCCCCTCCACGAGGCGGCGGATTGGATGCAGGAGCCGATCGATCTAGGGTCACTGGTTCCGCAGGCGTGCATGTCGGCGTCGGTAAGGGCCGTGGGAGGGGAGGTGGTGTGTCTGACCGGGGACGGAGCCGACGAGCTGTTCGGCGGGTACGGAAGGGCAGGGAGGTACGACAGCCAGGCCAGTGACGTCTGGCAGGAGCTTGTGGCATGGCATCTTCCGAGGCTGGACAGGATCATGATGCGGAACCTGATCGAGGTACGGAGTCCGTTCCTGGGGAGGGAGGTAGTCAGGATCGCTCTCGGGATTCCCTGGAGGGAGAGGACCTCGAAGGGGTTCCTGAAGGAGGCGTTCCGTGGGCTAGTGTCGGATAGGATAGTGGATAGACCGAAGGTTCCATTGAAGACCGGCGATGTAGAGTCGGATCGGGAAGGCAGAAGCCTGGACCTGGTAAGTCGTTTCATTAAGAAGGAGTGGGGGATACCCGAATGAAGGCCAGACCTGGAGTGCTTGGAATTACCAGCGGCATCGGATCGATGCTGGTAGGTGCAAGGCAGGCCCGTTTCAAGGTAGCGGGGAATATCGAGTGGAGAGGGTACTACCATACAGGAACGTTCGAGAGGAACTTCGACGGAGCGTTTATGACGAAGCGGATCGAGGACCTCCCGGGTAGTACCCTGGATTCCCTTCGGGGGATCGATCTGGTGATGGGTCATCCCGAGTGCGGGGCCTGGTCCCAGATGCAAGGATGCAATAATTTCAGGGAGCAGGCCACGAGGATAGTGAACCCGAGGAATCCATGCGACATACCCTTGTTCGTGAGTATGGTATCCAAAGTCAGACCGAGGTTCTTCGCGATGGACGACCTACCGAAGTCGCTCGGGGCATACACGATGGAGGACTACGCGAAGGCGCTTCCCGACTACGACCTCTTTCCAGAGTGGGTAAGCAACTACCACTACGGGAATATCCAGAGACGGAGGGAAAGAATGTTCATGATCGGCTCGCTCAGGGGTGAGAGATGGGTATTCATCCCTGGGGAGGAGGACCATGACCTGACATTGTCATCGGTGCTGGTAGACCTTCCGGTGTGGCCGGAGGCCGGAGCGATACCGAACCACGATCCGCATAACGAGACCGAGGAATGCGGGCGCGGACTGCATATGAACTATCCGTGGCATAGGCCGACGTGGGGCGAGTTCAGGGAATGGTTCGAGAGGGTGGATGAAGGCCAGTCGTTCCGGTACTACTCGCCGCATGCTCCCGAGGGGGAGACGAAGGTGAAGCCCGGATGGTATAAGCAGTACTGGAACGGAACATGCGCCGTTCTGGACGGAGGATCGGGCCATGTCCATCCGCTTCGGAACCTGCCGTTCACCGTAAGGGAGAGGGCCAGAATCCAGGGATTCCCGGACTGGTTCCTGTTCCATGGTACCAGACTGAACGATAGTGGTGAATGGATCCACGAGAGGAATATCGATATCATTAAGCAGACCGGCAAGGCCATGCCGATACAGTTCAATCGGTACCTGGCAAGGCAGATCATGGCGCATATCAAAGGTCGGCAGTTCAGGTCGTCGGGTAGACGACTAATTAAGCCGCATCCTATGGTAACGGAGGCGAAGGAGTGGTACTGCTCGAACGTCGGGTATTCCGACCAGGAGGCGGCATGCAAGGTATGCTGGATCGGCAGAGAATGCGGAATCCGGGACGGTCATATGGTCCAGGTCGGTACCCCGAAGGCAGAACCACCGAAGGAGGAGGTACCGAAGGCCGGTACGTTCAGGAAGTCCGGTCGGAAACGGAAGGCCCGGTCGGTGAAGGTGGAGCCGGCGGAGATACGGAGAACTCCGATGGAGGTGATCAATGTCGAAAGGTCCGAGGATCCAAACGGAACTCCGGTGGTGGACGAGGTCCATATCCGTGACGGGGTAGTTCCGGATGACTACCATTGCGACTGCAAGTACTGTACCCGATCGATCGGCGAGCTGAGGGCTCCGGACGGGTCCTACTACTCCAGGAACGAAAGGAGGAGGTACTACGGAAGCATGGAGAAGGGCGGAAGTGGCCATGTAGCGAAGACCCCGTTGCACATAGCCCGGTGGGCGATCCAGAGGTACACGAGGCCTGGAGACTGGGTACTGGATCCGACCGCTGGCGCCGGGACTACGCTAGTCGAGGCCCTGATTCAGGACAGGAACACGGTAGGGGTCGAGTTGCAGTTCAAGAAGATACTGCTGGATAACGTATCACGGTTCGTATCGGACTCGGCTCGGGCCGTGGTAGGGATCGGGGATGCAAGGTGGATCGACGGGGTACTCGACGACTTGGATTTCAAACTCTCTTTGGTAGTAAACAATCCTCCGTACTCCGGAGACGAGCACTGGACTACGTACAATGTTCCGGAGGACTCCCCCGAGAATACATGGTCGACGACCCTCAGTTCGTACGACAGGAAGCTGGCGAACATAGCCTTCCTGAAGGAGAACGATGAGTACTGGAGAACGCTCGGGTCGATATACAGGAAGTGTACCAGGAGGCTGAAGGTAGGAGGCCGATTCGTTATCGGGGTCAAGGATCAGATGAGAAGTAAGAGGCCTGACATGCTCCATATGAAGGTCGCGGAGGTTCTCGATAGGATACCGGGCCTGAAGTTCGAGGGCACGGCATTCCTGAAGCACTATCCGAAGACCCTGCATCTTAACTCGTACCCGAAGCTGTACGGCGTCGATCCTCCGTACTACCAGACGATAGTCGTTTTCAGAAAGGTAAGGGGATAGTATGGATGTCCATGGGAAGTATTACAATCCTGGGGGGAAGGAACGAACCGGTAAACGAAGACCGAATCGGAAGGAGGATACATGCCTCTGCTCTGCAATCGAGGAGGACTGCATAGCGCACCTATCGGTTGCCCTATCGAATGGGGATGGGAAGGTCGCAAGAAGAATCAGTTCAGTTCTGCACCTGTGCTGCTCCTTGATTAAGAATGCCCAGGAGGGAGGGACGAATCCGAAGCGACAGAGGGCCCGAAAGTATATTGTGAAGCAGTTCGGGATGATAATGGAATACGCAGCGAAAGGTGGACTGGGGCTATCGGAGATCGGTAGCAAGTTCGGAAATACCCAGCATATAAGGCACTTTATCGATCAGGAGATTGGGAATGCTGGTAGTTAACGGATCTAGTTTCAGTGATATCTACATGTCACTAGAGGGGATGATAGTAACTGCGGATCGGGTTGGTAATCCAAGGTGGCAGGGGATGGATGTATCGGGAAGGCCGGGATCCGATCTCCATGAACTAGTGAACATTGTATTCGAGGTTCCGTTAGGCGGAATCGAGGACCTCGGCCACTGGAGGAATGACATAGGCCCGAACCTTCCGTGGGCCGATGATCATTTCGACGAGCGTGTCGGCGGCGAGCCTCTGAACCCCGGAGTGCAGTGGCGTAACTGGCCATGGGGCAGAAGCGCGGATAAGTTCAGGGACAATGATGAACTGTTCAATCACACGTACATGGAACGGCTGTGGCCTAGGTACGCGAGGAGAACGCTAGGGGGTAGGCTAGACCTAGCGGAGCACGGGGCCCGTAGAACCACGGATGGGGCCAGGCCGCGTAGGGGGATAGGGTGGGAGTACGGCGACCTTCAGAGCGTGGTGGATCTCCTCGTGAAGGAGCCTGGAACCCGCCAGGCGTGGATCCCGTTATTCCATCCCGAGGATACGGGGTACGGAGACGGCGGGAGGAAGCCCTGCACGCTAGGGTACCAGTTCATGGTAAGGAACGGATCGATCGGGATATGGTATCCGCTGAGGGCCTGCGATCTTACGCACCACTGGAAGGACGACTGCTACCTGGCAGTCAGGCTTCTTCTGTGGGTACTTGGAATGTGCAGGGAGGCCGATCACGGATATTGGGACTCGGTAGTCCCTGGAGGCTATGCCATGCATATGACATCTCTTCACGTATTCGAGAACGACTGGAGGGCACTGTGTCGCAGTTCGTAAGCGTCGGTAGATTCCATCGGAAGTTCGGCCTAAGATCGGCGGACGATTGTCCCGATCCGAGACTAGTCGATGACGGAGTGTTCCTGTTCCGATACCAGTTTCTGATGGAGGAAATGCAGGAGCTGATCCATTCGCACAGGAACGGAGACGTCGCCGGCGTGGCCGACGCCTTGGTCGATCTGGTCTACGTGGCTTTAGGTACGGCCCACCTCTACGGAATACCGTTCGACGAGGTATTCGACGAGGTCCAGAGGGCAAATATGTCTAAGGAGAGATCGACCGGAGACGACGACGGTCGGTCGAAGCGCGGGAGCGGACTCGATGTCGTGAAGCCGGATGGATGGACCCCACCGGATATCGAATCGATCATAGGGAGATATACCTAATGAACTCGGTAGTCTGGATGATAGGTGAGCCTGAAGGCCCCAAGGCGCAACGGATCCGCGAGAGACTGATCAGGTACGTAAGGTTCGCCCGGGACCTGGAGTCATTATCTACATGCAGACGAAGGTCGGTCGGGTGCGTGATAGCAAGCGACGACCTGACGTCGGTAGCGTCAATAGGATACAACGGCCAGCCTAGAGGCACCCCCAACGACGGATGCTCGGGGGAGGTCGGATCGTGCGGATGCATCCATGCCGAGGCGAATGCCTTGGTCAAGATACCGGGATGGTACAGCGATACGACGATGTTGGTTACATGCTCTCCGTGCGCCCACTGCTCGGGACTTATCGTGAACAGCGGAAAGGTATCGGTAGTACTGTACGATAGTACGTATCGGGTATCGGATGGGCTGTATATACTAGGCCTGGCCGGAGTGGCGGTATTCAGGACCCCTGAAATTCTAGGGAGCGGGAAAGGCGACGACGTATGAAGGATCTACCTAATGGACTGAGGCCGTATTCGTTCCACGGCCTCGACCTCGATTTCGGAGGAGGGGATGAAGCTACATGCGACTGCCCGTGGTGCGGAAGGGTGAACAAGTTTAGCATCAACATGGATACTGGACAGTGGCATTGCTGGACATGTTCCGAAGGCAATGACAATGGGGGAGGCAATATACACACGTTCATGCAAGTGCTGTGGAGGTATAGCAGCGAGGCGACGACATCTAAGGACTACCAGACATTTGCTGAGGATCGCAAGCTGTTGTATCCCGAGACGCTCGTGGAGTGGAGCGTAGTTAAGTCCTGCGTCACTGGCGACTGGCTCGTACCGGGATACAACCCGGACGGTAAGATGACCACCCTGTATCGTTACGTCTACTCGTACTCCAAGAAACGGTGGCTGCTACTCACTACTCCGACGCTAGGCCACAGGCTGTTCGGTGGCAATCTGTACGATCCAAGCAAGCCTACTGTGTATGTTACGGAAGGACCGTGGGATGCCATGTCGCTGTGGGAGGTCGTGAGGCGGGCCAAGCTGGACGATAATGGACGGTTGGTGCTTACGGCTAGTCAGTCGTCTAGCGTAGGTTCTGCTGTGAACGTGTTGGGTATACCAGGCTGCATGACGTTCGCCGACTCTTGGCATAGGTTGTTTGGGGGTAGGACCGTGGTGCTGTTGCTGGACAACGACCACCCTACACGGAACCCCAAGACGGGTAAGCTAGTTGCTCCGGCATCTCGCGTAGGCACGAGACGCATAGCAGAACGGTTGGGCAAGGCAGACCACCCACCTGACTCCGTATCGTTCTGTGCGTGGGGTGCTCCGTCTAGGATGTACAGCGAGGATCTGCCAGCAGGCTACGACGTGCGCGACCATCTTACGGCAGAAGGCAGCGGCGTGTCGGAGAGGGTCAGGTCGCTGAGTTCTCTGATAGACATGGTCGTGCCGGCTCCCGAGGATTGGTTCAAGCCGAGCAAGGCTGGATCCAACGGCAGCGATGCCATGACGCTGGGTACTTGCACGGAGTACCGTAGACTCGTAACGTGTTGGCGTAAGGCGCTGCGATGGACGTCCGGGCTAGACTGCGCGTTGTCGGTAATGCTGGCCAGCATCGCTAGCACGAAGGCCGTGGGAGACCAGCTGTGGGTCAAGATCATAGGACCTGCTGCCTGTGGCAAGAGTACATTGTGCGAGGCAGTGAGCACCAACAAGCAGTACGTGCTGGCTAAGAGCACGATCCGTGGGTTCCACAGCGGGTTCGGCGATGGAGAGGAGGACTGTAGTCTGTTGTCCATGCTCTACGGGCGCACGTTGGTCACGAAGGACGGTGACACGCTTATCCAATCGCCTAATCTGGGACAGATACTTAGCGAGGCACGGGACGTCTACGACAGTGTGAGCCGTACGCACTATCGCAACCGTAACAGTCGAGACTACAGTGGTGTGCGTATGACGTGGATACTGTGCGGCACGAGTTCTCTGCGGTGTATCGACAGCAGCGAGCTAGGCGAGCGGTTCCTGGACTGTGTTATCATGGACGGCATTGACGATGAGCTAGAGGACGACATCCTATGGCGAGTAGTCAACCGTGCCGATCGGAACCTAGCGATCGAAGCAGACGGCAAGCCAGAGACCCACTACGAGCCGGAGCTGGTAGAGGCTATGGCGGCTACCGGAGGCTATGTGCAGTATCTGCGAGAGAACGCCCGCGACCTATTGGAGACGACGGAGTTCTCGGACAACGCCAAACGACGCTGCGCTAGGCTCGGGAAGTTTGTAGCCTACATGCGTGCCAGACCTAGTAAGCATCAGGACGAGAGCGCCGAGCGGGAGTTTAGCACACGACTGGCATCACAGCTTATACGGCTATCTAAGTGTATGGCAGTAGTGATGAACCGCACTAGTGTAGATGAGGACGTGATGGCTAGGGTGCACAAGGTGGCATATGATACATCAAGGGGCCACACCTACGACATATGCAAGTATCTATACGATACGGACGGGGCTGAGCTACGTGCCGTAGCGCTGAACACCGCACTTGCAGAGAGCAGGGTCAAGGAGCTACTGAGATTCATGAGACAGATAGGAGCACTACGGCTGCATAGTGCCAAGGTACAGGGAGTGGTGAAGCGACGGTGGGTACTGTCGGATTACATGAGACGATTGTTCGATGAGGTTGAACAACCCCCTACCCTTACTTAGTAGTACTACGTACTACTTAGTAAGTGCACCGTCCCTTGATACGAAGTATAATAAGTTTAGCTTGGTAAGTAAACCCCTAGAGGGAGAAAAATATGGCACGCAGCATAAGCCGTTACAAGATAAGGCGTTACGACCGCCCCGACGACCGCTATGCTAAGTACATGCCGTCGCCTGCCGAGATACGCGAGGCGTGCGCCGCGATACGTAGCACGTGGTCTACTACGGAGGAGAACAAGCGTCGTGCCACGGCATACCGTAAGATAGCTGTAGAGTTCGATCTACCGGTGCACACAGCCAAGGGTCCGCGATACATGTCGGAGTTGATCTAGAGCCATGCAACGCAAGACCGATCTGGAGATGTGGTGCGGAGCCGTAAGACGCTGCGTAGCTCACAACCGTACCAACTCCGATAAGCGTAAACCCCGTGCCAATTGTACGGCCTGCTTGCTATGCTGGCTAAGCTACAAACTGGGCACTAGCATCTACTATGACGAGGTAGCGGAGATACTGGACGCCGTCAGTCCTGGACGTTCCAGGGCGCTACGACGTATCAACCCCGTAGAGTGCTGTAAGGAGCATACCGATGGCAAGCGACATGCTAAGAAGAAGGCTGGCACAGGCTGAGAGCGCGTCCCTGGTGCAGGCCCAGGCCGAGCAGCATCGGCAGATCATGCAGGAGCAGCAGCATCGGTGGACCCACAACTTCGTCATGGAAACCGCCCGCGACTTGTTCGTCAGCGACTTCAACTGGGACAGGGACGACGGGATCCACAGGGACGAGGCCAGGATCGCCTTGGGCAAGGCCAAGCTGATGGCCGAGGAATTCGGGATCATCATCAAGCAGGCTGCTCACGCGAAGGGAGGGGGTGATGACCACGAAGATTGATCTGACGAGCGTGCTGGAAAAGCACGGCAAATGGCTGCGAAACGAAAAAGACGGTGAACGGGCCGATCTCCGCAGGGCCAATCTCAGCGGGGCTGATCTTAGCTGGGCTGATCTTTGCTGGGCCGATCTCCTCGGGGCCAATCTCCTCGGGGCCAATCTCCGCAGGGCCGATCTCAGCTGGGCCGATCTCCGCAGGGTTGATCTCCGCTGGGCCGATCTCAGCAGGGCCAGACTCAGCTGGCAATCTCATGCACTCCTGTCCGAGATTCTCGTGCGGGCTGCTGGTGATCACGTCGAGCGCCGGATGCTTGCAGGGCTAGTGGCAGTCAGCGTCGACTGGTGTTGGGACAGGTTCCTGGCAATCGAGCATCCCCAAAAGCAGTGGGCCATAAACGAACTGACGAAGTGGGTGCGGCCTGAGGATGGTGCACCACAGGTGATCCGTGAAGCCGCCGAAGCGAAGGGAGGGGATGATGAAAGATCCTGATGGTTTGCTTTTGCGAATGGCTTTGAGTATGTACTTGGGCGAGCGGTGCCAAGGCTGCGGAAAGATATTCGATACGGTGGAGTCGCTTGATGATACGGTGTGGTGGCCGCATGATGGCGGACGTATCGGACACAAGACATGTTTCGAGGCTGATCAAGCGAAGGGAGGAGATGATGAGAACACTGTGTCCGACATGTAGCGGAAAAGGGTCAATCGCAGATCCGAAGTGCACGAACTTAACCATGGGCTACTGTGGTCCAAACGGCGAGACTATGCCACAGATCATGTGCCAGTCGTGCCAAGGCACGGGATGGGTGGAAAAAGCTCAGTCGCTTTCGGCGGGAGGGGATGATGAGTGAACCATGCAAGCAGCGGTGGACAGTGGATGCCGAAAGGAGCTTCGGAGATGGCTGGGTTGTGCGTGACGGCGATGGTCGCGTTCGTGCCGTCGGCAATACGGAGGAGGAGGCGAGGGGCGCGGCATTCGCCTGCGCCAGAATCGACGGGCTGCGGTTGATCATACACCCCGCAGGGATGGAGGCGACAGAACGATATTACAGAGGCAAGGGAGGGGATGAATCATGAAATGGAACGTGTATGTTACAATTCAAGGTCCAGAAGGAACGTCCGAGATTCCAAGCAACACCAATCCTATCGACGCGGAAGACATGCAAACTCTGATTCGTGGTTTGGATTTACCTACACCGCAGTTTTTGGGCATACCATTACAGTATGTCGGCCTTCGTATTGAGCAAGTTAAAGGTGGCGAATGAAGGGAGGGGATGATGAGTTACCTGATTGCACGATTAAAACAGGCGGAGATCGAACAGCAGCGGGTCCAGATCGAGCGGCTCACGCAGGAACTAGAATCTATCCGCGCCTACTGGTACGGTGAAATGGAAGCCGCTGCACAGTGGAAGCGCGAACGAGATGAGGCACGTGGGATAGCAAAATCGCTTTACGCTTGGATGGGAGTAGGGGATGCACTAGAAACGAAGCGAACTGCACTGCGCCACTGCCCGTGGCTGGAGGCGGGAGGGGATGAATCGTAATGGTAGTGAGTTGCTCGAAGTGTGCGAGGCAGTGGGTTGGCGCGATAAATGAGCAGTGTCCATGGTGCGAGATCGATCGGCAGCGGGTCCAGATCGAGCGGCTGCAGGCAGAGATCGCAATAGAGCGACAGGTATCGACTGACATGGGGAAATTATGTGAGCGGTACTACCGAGAACGCAATGCGGCACGGGATGAGATAGGGCGACTACGAACGGAGCTAGACAAGCGAACTGCGGCAGCAACGTAGATGTACACGATGTTGGGCACGGCAGATCCCATGGAAATGAGACTGGAGTTGCTGGGCTACTGTCCCTGGCTGGAGGACACACAATGACACTAGAGAGCAGAGCGTTGATGACGGCGGCTGCGTTCTTCGTCACCTGCGGGCTGTACCTGCACGTGCTGCTGGACGACCGGCCGGAGCCGTGGCTGATCATCCCGATGTTCGTCGTGATGTCGGTGATCACGGCGATAGTGGCCGGGGGCAGGAGGTAGCGGGATGGTGAGGCCTCCGGCATCTCCGGTTCCTCTGGAACGCTGGTGCGGGCACTGCGGCAGGTCGTGCCTCAAGCGCTCCACGCGTGCCAAGTGCCCGCACTGCCACCACCACGAGCTGTGCGACTATCTTCCCACGCTGCAGCAGATAGAGCAGGCGTGCAAGTTGATCCAGGACGGGTGGTTCGCGGACGGACTGTGGGATGATAGCATAATAGGAAGAGAGAGTAGTAGGAGATAGTAATGGGAAGTAAGATGATCAAGCCGACTAGGAGGAAACGCAAGGTTGATCTAGGTGCATTGACGCCGATGCAGCGCATGTTCATTGAGGAGTTACTGGCGGACGAGGGGTTCAGTACAATACAGGCCGCGAAGCGTGCAGGGTATAAGAGTCCGTCAGCTGTAGCGAATCTACTGAAGAACCCTGAGGTCAATGCGGCGCTGGGACAGGCTCTGCAGGAACGGATCAATCGCTGTAAGTTGACGGCTACGGACGTTCTGAACCACCTGCATACTGCGTTGTTCCTGGATCCGCTGGAGTTGTTCGAGTGTACGCCGAACGGTGCGTATGTAGTGCGGTCGCTGGAGGACATACCTGCCCATATCAGACGCTGTATCACTAAGATAAAACAGCGCACGCGCATTGTCGGCGAGGATACGGAGGTATACTTAGAGGTTGAGCTAATGTCGAAGGATTCGGCGTTGGTCAATGCCATGAAGCATTTAATGCTTGTGAGCCCGGACCAGAGTATGAACGTGAACGTAGGCGGCGTCGACTTGAAGGAGTTGCTGGACCGTGTCGAGAAGGAGCGCAACGTCATCGACGGCAGTATCATAGAGAGCATAGCCAATAACGGTAGGAAGTAATGGCTGTAGCAGACCTAGGCGAAGAAATTAGCACGTCGTTCCTGACGGACCCGCTGAAGTTCGCGGCCATGATGTGGCCGGACGTCAGGTTCTACGACAAGCAGGCGGAGGTAATGCAGTCTATCGTAACCAACGATGTTACGGTCGTGCCTGCCGGTAATATGCTGGGTAAGGACTTCGTGGCAGGGGCGATTGCGCTGTGGTTCTTCCTGAGTCGCAAGCCATGCCGTGTCGTTACGACCTCGGCGAAAGACGACCACCTGCGAGTGCTGTGGGGAGAGATTGGCCGGTTCATACAGTTGTCCGCGATTCCGTTGGACTGGCGTCGTGGTGGACCACTTATATGTAACCACCATGACATCCGTCGTATCGGGTCGGACGGAAGGCGCTGCTCGTTGTCGTACCTGAAAGGCATGGTAGCCAGCGCTGATAGTATTGCCGCTATGCAGGGCCATCACGTAGCCAACGTAGGAGACAACGTACCACGCACCCTCTTCATAGCAGATGAGGCTAGCAGTGTACCGGACGACTACTGGAAAATGGCTACCACGTGGTGCAACCGTGCCTTGATTCTAGGTAACACGTGGCCGTGCTCGAACTTCTTCTTCCGGGCCATCAAGGGCAACCCGGCCGCCAAGGACCCTGGCGGCACGCTATACAGCAAGGACGGTCGCAGATGCTGGCGCAAGGTGATTCACATTCGCGCTGAAGACAGTCCCAACGTACGTCTGGCACAGAAGGAAATCCAGGCAGGCCGAGAACCCAGCGGACGGATCATTGTGCCGGGAGTGAAAAGCTATGCGGAGTATCTGAAGAACCGCGAGACGTGGGACCCGATCCAGCAGTGCGTCTCCTTGGATGCGCAGTTCTACCTCGGAGCGGAGGTAATGATGTATCCGGAGGCGTGGTTGGATCGGGCTCACAGTCTCGCCGATCGTGGTGCCAGGGGCGGCATGCGAACGATGGGCATTGACACGGCAGAGGGTGGAGACAGCAGCTGCTGGACCGTGGTAGATGAGTATGGGATCATTCACCAGCTCAGCACCAAGACGCCTGACACGTCCATGATTGTCAACCAAACATTGTCGCTCATGAACACTTACAACATAGAGGCACGCAACGTGTTGTTCGATCGCGGCGGTGGCGGCAAGCAGCATGCAGACCGTCTGCGGCAGATTGGGCATAAGGTCAGGACCGTAGGGTTCGGCGAGCAGGCCAGCAATCCCAATCAGTACCGGCGTATGCGTACTAGTCGCGAGAAGTCTGAGGACAGCGAAATACGTTATACTTACAAGAACCGTAGAGCGGAGATGTATGGCATACTGCGAGAGCTGCTAGACCCTGACGTAGGGGACGGATTTGGCATACCTCGTGAGCTGTCTGAGCTACGTAGACAGCTAGCACCTATTCCATTGCAGTTCGACGCAGAGGGTCGTATGATGCTGTTACCTAAGGACAAGACCACGAGGGACAGCAAGCAATCAACCTTGAAGGAGCTGCTTGGATGCAGTCCCGACGAGGCTGACAGCCTCGCGCTGGCAGTGTTCGGAATGAAGCGCAAGCAGCGGGCCGCAGTGGCCGCCATGTTCTAGCAGGAGAATAAGATGCAGAAAGAGTTCACCTTGAACGAGCAGAACCGTGTCGCCGATATGGTCTACAATTCCATGCTCAGCCGTCAGGCGCTGCTGAAGCAGCTGATGGACGGCAACTACAGGGATCTGGACCACGAGTGCCACTATCCCAAGACAAACGACATCGGCTCCGACGTCTTGAAGGAGATGTACGACCGCGAGGCCGTGGCAGCCCGCGTGGTGGAGGTGTACCCGAAGGAGTCGTGGAAGCTGCAGCCCAGCGTATACGAGAATGAAGATGTAGAGGTAACTACACCGTTCGAGGAGGCGTGGGCCGATCTCAACCGGCAGCTGCGGGGTGACTCGTACTTCCAGGGCGAGGAGGGAAGCCCGGCGTGGGAGGTGCTGCGGAGGGCCGACGTGCTGAGCGGCATCGGGCGGTTCGGCTGCGTGCTGCTGGGCATCGACGACGGGCTGGAGTACGTACTGCCGGCCGAGCCCCGCAAGGGCCAGCAGCTGCTGTATGCCCGTCCGTTCGATGAATCGATGATTCTGATCACACAGCGGGACGTGGACCCTACGAGCCCGCGCTACGGGTTGCCCACGCAGTACTCCATCACGATGGACGACCCCAACGACGTGGGCGGCTGGGGCGGCATCCAGGGCAACCTGCTGGTGCACTGGACCCGAGTGCTGCACGTCGCGGACAACATGCGCAGCAGCGAGGTGTTCGGCACCAGCCGCATGCGACCGGTGTGGAACCGCTTGGTCGATCTGCGCAAGCTGTACGGCGGATCGGCCGAGATGTACTGGAAGGGTGCCTTTCCCGGCATGTCGATCGAGACGCATCCGCAGCTGGGAGGCGATGTGGAGATCAACACCACGCAGATCAAGGAGGAGCTGGAGCAGTACATGAACGGGCTGCAGCGCTATCTGTCCAGCAGCGGCATGACCGTGCAGATGCTGTCGCCCACCGTCAGCGACCCGACGAACCAGATCGAGCGGCAGATAGAGGCCATCTGCGTGGCCATCGCCTGTCCCAAGCGGATCTTCGTGGGATCCGAGCGAGGAGAGTTGGCATCGAGCCAGGATGCCGAGACGTGGAACTCCAGGCTGGAGGAGCGGCAGAACAGCTACCTGACCCCGCGGGTGATCGCACCGTTCGTGGACCGCTTGATCTGGCTGGGTGTGCTGCCGGAGCCCGCCGAGGGCTATCGAATTCACTGGCCGCCGCTGGCCGAGGCCACCGACGCGGAGAAGGCCGCCGTGGCCGTGCAGCGCACCGATGCCATGAGCAAGTACGTGGCGGGCGGGGTGGACGCGCTGATTGATCCCACCAACTACCTCACGAAGTTCATCGGGCTGACGGACGACGAGGTGGTGGAGATCAACGATTCGGTGATGGAGCATGTGGAGGACGGTGGTCTGCCGAAGGCCGAGGGCGAAGAAGAACCAATGCCCGGCGAAGAGCCCGAGGACGTGGGCACGGCGGGGGAGGAGGAGTGACATGAATCTGCCGGAAACCTCATGCGGATTGCCGCGGGAGACTGTAGAACGGATGGAGGAGGTGCTGGGGATCACCAGATTGCGTGCCGTGGAGTTTCGTATCGCCGTGGACGAGGTGCCCACGGCCAAGGTGGAATTCGTCATGTCCGTGGAGCAGTACAGCCAGCTGGTGGAGATGATGATGGAAGGATGCTGGACATCCCGCAATGCTGTGCTCTAGGAGATGAACTATGCCGACGCCGACCAGAAGCGAGACCCGCTCCCACTACATGGGACGATGCGTGCCGTACGTGCTCAAGGAGCGGGGTACCAAGAGTCCGGCCCACGCCGTGGCCAAGTGCTCCGGCATGTGGGAGCAGCATCGCAAGCGCACGACGACCAACGCGAGGAAGTTGGGCAACCGCATCGATCCCACGCGAACCGGCATGCTTCGGTTGAAGTTCATGCGAGCCATGGACAAGCGGTTCAACGCCCTCAAGCGTGCGATCGTCAAGTTGGTGGCCGAGGAGGACGCCTTCGGGTTGAAGAACAAGCCCATGAAGCTGACCGTCCACGAGCGGTGGAAGTTCAACACCACGGGCGAGCAGATGGAGGCGTTCCGGCAGTGGCTACAGATGCAGGTCAACGAGGGCGTGCTGGAGAGCGTGGACCCGAGCAGGCCTTCGGACATCTGGCTGCAGCAGTACATACAGGAGAGCTACGAGCGGGGGCAGGGCCGGGCGTTCGACGACGCTATGAGGCGCTACTCGCAGTACTACCAGGAACGCATGGACTTCTATGCGGGAACCAGGGAGCAGTTCCTTCGTAGTTCGTTCCGCAGGCCCGCGTCGATCGAGCGCGTGAGGCAGCTGGCCGTGCGCAGCTACATGGACTTGAAGGGCGTGACCGAGGCCATGGCCACGTCCATGCACCGCACGCTGATGGACGGGCTGATCCAGGGCAGGGGACCGA